TGGCTCGTTGATAAAAGAAGTCACGTTCGGCATCGAAAGAGAAATGAAGCTTTCGTTTGCTGAACCGAAAAGCGGCAACGTGCGCCGCAGTGATGGGCACATCGCGTCGGCACGCGGGGAAGCGCCCGCCGTTGACACAGGCTTTTTGACGAATTCGATTTTGACAGAAATGACGGGGCCGCTTGAAGGGCTTGTCACAGTCGGCGCGGAGTACGGCTTTTTCCTTGAGGAAATGCTTGATCGCCCGTTTGTTGAACCTGCGATTGATAAGGCAATTGAGGCGGCGTACAGCTAATGGACTACGACGTTCACGAAACCAAAGCGGCAATCAAAACGGTGATCGAAACGTGTGCGCCAAAGGCTGCGGTTTTTGATTGGTGGGTGTTGGGCGATGACTACAAAAAATGGCCGTCATTGCTGCGCTCGTCAAGTGATTTGGGAAGCAACAACAAGCCGCGCACGCACGGCTACGTGGTTGAGTTTGACCGGGCTTTGCCCTCATTCAATTCACGGCTTGGCGGTGGCGACACGCAAGAATGGATTTTTAAGATTGTCGGCTTGCACTATCACTTGGTCGCCACGACCGATCATTCAAGCCAGCTCTTTTTAACGGAAGTATTCAAGATTGCGGACGTGTTCAAACGCGAGCCAACGGCAGAAATGGCACTGCCCGCGGCTGTCAATCTGACGCAATCGTACACATTCAAACATATGGCGGGGCCGCTCGGTGACGAGATGTGTCATCAGCTTTTAGCAGAGTTACGAATCAGACAATGCTAGGTGAGGTAAACAAATGGCAGACGTAGCATACAGATATTTTACAGAGTACTTGAGCAAAGCGCCCGAAAGTACTTTCAACACGTCAAGCACGACGGCGGCGGATTACGTGCGCGTCACTGCGCAAGATGCGCTTGAGCCAATCTTGCCGAAAATGCGGCAGATCAAGCGCGGCGATTTGCTCGGTTCGAGCGCTTCGGGTTTGGCGAAAGTTTGCAACGATTACTGGACGCATCCAGGCATTCCTATTGCCGACGAGTTGACCGATTTTGACGGCTTCGCGGGCAAGCTCGCGTTTCGCGCTTTGGGCGGCACGCCTGCCAATACGCCACTCGACAGCACGGCAGAGCAGTGGGATTGCGCACGCTTGGCGGATACGGTTGCGGCTGGCGACCAGTTGCCGGGAACGTCGGTTATTTCGCTGCTTGGTTCGGCTTCTTACCGCTTTTCGGGCTGCGTCACTGAGTCGTTTGAGATGATGCAGGAAGGCTCGCGCCCTGTGAAATGGAAGGCCAACTTGGTGGGCACAGGCAAGCACGCGCACCCACATGGCGTTTCTTCGATTGTCACGACTGAACCAACGCAGAAATGCCCATACGGCCAATCGTCAAAATTCATTTGGACAGATGCCGCATCAAGCACGGTTGATTGGTCGAGCACGGGCCGCGTGCGCGGTTGGGGCATCGGGTTTAAGCACAATTTGATTCTGAACGACGAGCGCCAAGGTGACGGCACGAGCACGCCCACGAGCGGCGGTACGGCTTATCACGTTGGACGCATTCGGCGCGGCAAATTTGAAGTTACTTCGGCTTACGTGAAGCTTGCGATGGCCGCAGCGGACGTTGCCGAATGGATCGAAGCCAGCAAATCAAGCATTTACACAGATGTGACGTGGCGTGCGCAAGGCGCGTTGATTACAGGCTCAATTTATGAACGCCTGCAATTCGTCGCAGCCTCTGCGGTGATTGATGCCGAGAATATCAGCATGGAAAACGAGAACGATTTGACCGTGCTCAATATCCCGCTGCTTGTTCTCAATAACAACATTGCCGCGCAGGTTATCAACCAAACAGCAAGCGCAACGGGGTACGCATAAACCTATGGCAAAAGAAAATCCGAAGCAAAACGAAGAAGCAACGGCGGTCGAAGTGCTGCCCGTTGCTGAGCCGAAAGCGGCAACCACTGCGCCACTCGCGAAGCCGTTGGGCGCTATGACGTGGGAAGAAGAGTGCGCCTATTACAAGGCACGCCGTCCGCAAATCTTGGGAGAAACGAAAGATGCAAAATGATGCGGATAACACAGCGCCGGGCGCACTGTGCGCTTTAGATTGGCCTTTTTATAACGTCACTTTTGCCTACAACGACGGGGAAGTGACGCACCGGTTGAGACGCCCGCAGCGCCAAGCACGCGACGGCAACGATTTTGTCAATGAGGCGGTCAAGTTCTTTGCTCTGACAAAGAGCGAGACATTTATCAAGAACGGCAAACGGCGCACGCCTGCGGCAAGCGACGACGCCACGCACAATTGGCTTTATGACCGACTGATTAAAGACGTGCAAGGCTTTGAAATGCCGTTCGGTGATGGCTTTTGTGATGAGCTAAACGTTATCTACAAAAAGCAAGCGCTCAACGCTATGGCGGCTTATCGCGTTGAAATCTTGCACGAGAAGACGCGCCGCACGATGAAGGGCGGGTCATACGTTGTTAAAGCTTGGCACGGGCCGGAAAGCGCTGAGCATCTTGTCGGCGAATTCACTTTTGATTTCTGGTCGGAGGCAACGAAAAGCGCGTACAAGCGCAGCATTTCAATTGTTGAAGAGCGGAAAGGTGAAGAAGTTGTCGAAACCGTTGATATGTCAATGTTCGAGTACCTAAAAGTATTCGACGCCTGCATTCAATCGGCTACAGGCTGCGGCGTGACAGTTGGCGACGAGGTACGCCCGGCAACGGTTGCCGAATTGCGCGAGCATGCTGACGATTTTCTAAAGCTGCGCATCGCCGTGCTGCTTGTCACTCAATGGGAGCGCGTGCAGGGAAAATAGCCGGGGCGGTGGAAGATTGCTTGATGGCTTCGTACCGCAAGCAAAGATACACGCCGCCCGAAGAGGCAGGGGAATCATTTGTGACAGCGTTATGTGAGCGCGCCGCAGACTTGGCGGTCGAAGCCGAGATTGGCGGCGCGTTCGTTTATCAGCTTCCTTTGTTGTCTGTGTGGGAATGGATCGGCTTGCGGGCATTGCGCAACGCAAAGAACAAGCTGAAAGACGAGGAAGCGGCAGCGGACGCAGAGCGCAGGGAAGCGGAACGGCAGCGGGCGGAATTGGCCGCGAGGTTGGGCGGATAGATGCCAGGAAAAGAAATCACAATTCGCGTGGTGTTGGATGATCGGGACGCAAAGCTTCCGAACGTCAACAAAGCCAAAAACGACCTTGCAGATTTCGGCAATAGTGCGCGCTCGGTTGGCCTCGCGCTGACAGCTGGCATTACGGTGCCGCTTGGATTGATTGCAAAAGAAGTGCTGCGCGTTGGGACTGAATACCAAAACTCGATGAATCTGTTTCAGGCCAACACGCGAGCGACAGCCGCCGAAATGGTTGCAGCCGGAAACAAAGCCAAACAATTAGGCGCGGACTTGTCATTGCCGACGACTTCGGCGGGCAACGCTGGCAGGGCGATGAATGAACTTGCCAAGACGGGCTTGAACGTCCAACAGGCTATGGACGCGGCACGCGGCACGCTTTTACTGGCAGCAGCCGCGCAAATTGACGAAGCACGCGCCGCAGAGATCACAGGGAACGCGCTCAACACATTCAGCCTTAGAGCGGAAGAATCGGCCCGCGTGACTGATTTACTCGCGGCCTCTGCCTCCGCATCATCCGCTGAAATCACGGACATTGCGCAAGCGATGCAGCAATCAGGCGCATCGGCAGCGGCGCTCAAAATCCCCATCGAAGATTTAGTCACAGGCTTGGGCGAAATGGCGAACGCTGGCATTAAGGGCAGCGACGCGGGCACGTCGTTCAAGACGATGCTGGCAGCACTCACGCCAAACACGGATAAAGCGGCAGTTGCGTTGAAAGAATTGGGAATCAATGCGTTTGATTCTGAGGGGCGTTTCGTCGGGCTTAAGACCGTAATCGAGCAGGCGCAGCCCGCGCTTGCCCGAATGACTGACGAGCAAAAGGCGCTCGCCATTGAAACGGCATTCGGCAGCGATGCGCAACGCGCCGCAAACATCTTGCTCGGCAAAGGCGTTGAAGCCTGGGACTCAATGTACACGGCTGTCAACAGAGCAGGCGCAGCGCAAGACTTGGCAGCGGCACGAACAAAAGGACTCACGGGCGCGTGGGAGGGCTTGAAAAGCCAATTGGAAACGGGCGCGATTGTGCTTTTTGAGCGCATGTCGCCGACGCTCGAAAAGATTGTGCGCGACTTGGCGGAGTTCGCGTCAAGCACGATTGATTCAGCCACAGCTTTTGCGAAAGCCAATCCGGGCTTGGCAGATTTTGCGATTAAGTTGGGCGTTGCGCTTGCAGCTATTGGGCCGTTGGCATTGGGCATCGCGGGCGTTGTCTCCGCTATTGGCTTGCTGAGCGGGCCTGCGCTGGCAATCGGCGGCGTATTGCTCGGCATTGGTGCCGGGGCTGCGGCTGCATCGGCTGCGCTTGGCGCGATGAGCGGATCATACAAAGAGCTTTCAGGCACGACAGCCGCGCAGGTAATCGAATCATACAAGCTTGTTGATGTGCATAAAAAAGAGATTGCAAACCTTGAGACGTTGGCGCGCAAGGGCTACGAGCAAGGCGACAGTTACAAGCAAATCCTTGAAACCTATAAAAACCTTGATCCAGTTTCACGCGCTCGCGTTGATTTGCTTATCAGTGAATCGAAAGAAACGGGCGAACTGACAAAGCTTTCGCATTCATTGATTCAAGTTAAAAAGGAATTGCTTGAGCAGGACAAGCAGGCGGCAAAAATCCAGCTTGCTCAGCTTGCAAAAGACTTCTTTACAGCAACGGAAAACCTCGCAAAAGCTCAAGAAAAGGTGGCAGAGTTAGGCCGGAGCTTTGATTCGCTCACAAAATATGTGCGCGATTATCAGGAAATGCAGCGGCAAGGAAAGCTTTTGACCGAGGATCAATTGATCGGACTCGACAGCGCACGTCAGCAACTTTCCGCGTTGCCGAAGCAATACGCGGACGCGACAAGCGAAGCGCGCAAATATCAGGCGGAAGTCAAAGGCACGGGCGAACAACTGCACATCTTGTCGGAAGCGCTGGGCGTGTCGAATCGCGAGATCGTACAGAACGCGCAAACATTGGGCGCTGCGTCTGGCGATATGGTTGATTCGCTGAATGCGCTGTCTCGCGCAGGCGTGCAAGGCGCGGACGCGGCGCGCAAGTTCTCGGCGGCATGGGTTGACGCGCAAGAGGAAGCGAAGAAAGCAGGCAAGGCGATCGGGCAGGATTTAGTTTCCGGCTTCGTTGTCGGCATCAGTAGTTTTAAGGGCAAGTCGCTTGATGCTGTTACACAATGGATGAAGGACGCTAACACGGCGATGCGCGCCGAAGCTCGCGCCAAGTCGCCAGCCGAAACCACAATTGAACTCGCAAAAGACATTGCCGATGGTTTGATTGTGGGATTCAAGGCTAAAGCTTCGGACGTGGCAAAGGCGACGCGTGAGCTTATCAAATCTGCTCTTGATGATGTCCGCACGGCATCAGCGGAAGCGGTTGCATTGGCTAACGCCTCGTTGAAAACGCTGCAATATCTCAAGCAGGCGGAAGATGCGCGAGAGTTTATCGAAGCTCTCACGGAAATTCGCAAGCTACGCCGCGAGATTGGGCAGGATGAAACGACCGCAATTCCGCGCACACGTGAACTTGCGTTACTCACGCGGCAAATGCTGCAAGAGCAAGCGCGCAACTTGGCGGACGTTAAAAAGAAAACGGAAGAACAAGCCACCGCGTTACTTGACTTAACCGAGAACACAGGCGACTTGCTCAACGCTGAATTGAGTCTGGCGCGTGATCGCCGCAATTGGGCGGATCAGCAAACGCAACGTTGGCTTGAATCGCAACGCCAAACAGAGCAAGTCATTCAAGGCATCTCACGCGAGCAGCGAATCCGCAGCGCGGCAATTCAAGAGGCGGTGCTTGGGCAGCGCAAATTAGCAGATGAAATCATTAGCACGCGGGCCGCAATCGAAAACATCAGCATTGGCAGCATTGAGCGCATTAAGCTTGCCGAACTGAATGCGCGCCTTGAAATCTTGCAGGCTGATGACAAAGCGCGTCAAAGCATCGTTGCATCGCGTGTCTACATCGCCGATCAAACCGTATTCCATTCTGACCGCGCAACCGCGTCCATTCTCGGTCACTTGGCGAAACAGAAGGGCGTGACGGAATCCGTAGCGGACGCGTTCATTGGCCTTTATGACAACGTGTTCGGCAAGCTGAATGGTCTCATTGACGGATGGACAAGCAAGCTCGGCATCTTTGGCGATTTTGTCGGCACCATATTCAAGGGCATCGTAAACAACATCGCAAACAACGTTCTTGGCTCACTGTTTGGGCAGAACGGCTTGCTGTCTGGGATCGTGAATCGCATAGGCGGCACGCTCGGCAACGTGTTGGGCGGGATCCTCGGCACAGGTGGCGGCGGCGCGGGCGGTGCGGCTGGTGGCATTGGAAACATCGTCGGCGGCATCTTGGGCATCGGCGGCGGTGCGACAGGCGGCGCAACAAGCGGTGTACTTGGTGGCATCCTTGGCGCGTTGGGCATTGGCGGTACGGCTTCGATTGCGGGCGGCACGACGGCGCTGGCAGGCGGCGCGGTTGGTCTTTCGACTATCGGCGCGGGCGCGGCTGGCTTGTCTGGTATCAGCACGACAACCGCACTCGGCACGGCGGCAGGCGCGGGTACGGGCGGCATTGGCGGCGTTCTCGGCAGCATTGGCGCGTTTGCAACTTCTGGCCTCGGCATTGCAACGTTTGGCATCGGCACAGCGGTTGCGGTTATCGGCACGTACTTGCTCAAGCGCGCAAAACAGCGCCGCAACGATGAGGAAGCGTCGGGCGTTGCGTTACAAGATGCGGTTGATCTCATCAAAAACACAGCGTCAGAAATTGACGCGGACAAGCTGCGCTTCGGCACGGATGCTGACTCTCAGACGCTATTGAATGACGGCATTCTTGGGCCGTTCAAAAACTTCATAAATACGCTGAAAACTGCCAGCGTGCGTGATTCGCGCCTTACCAACCAAGTGCGCGACTTGGAAAACCTTTACAATGAGCTTGTCGGTGCGGCTATCAAAAGGCAACAAGAGCGCCTTGCGGCGGCAGCGGCAAATCCAACCACGACCACAACAGGCACGACGGGCACAAGCGATCCGTTCGCGGGCTTCACGGCTACGCCAACGACGATCAGCCTTGACTTAGTTGTGAGGCTTGAGCAGGGAACGGACGCGGCAACGAAGGCGTTCGTGGTGAGCGCGAAAACGAAGGAAGGCCGCGACGTGGTTGTCGAAACGGTCAAGATTGCGGAAAGCAACGGGGAACTATAAGCAATGGCGCGTGAGATGCCGGCGGGCTTGCTGGCTTATTTAGAAAAAGGCTTCGCGGAATCGCATACTACGGCGGTGCTTCAAATCGAAGCGATTGCCGGACAGCCGCGCTTTTTCTATCTCGCAACGGCGGGCGTTGAGATTGACGGCGCAACGTATACAGCACGACTGGCACCGGACGGCGCAACATCGGTGCTGCGTCAATCATTGGGCGCTGCCACGGATCGCGCTGAGATTGTGATTGCAGACGCTGACAACGGATGGCTTGATACGCTTGGCGAGTACGCGCCATACCTTGACGGCGCACGCATTGACATTGGGCGACTGTGGGTAAATCTCGACAGCGGCCAGCAGTGGCACAAAGTCTTAATGCGCGGCGTTGTCACAGGCACGAGCATTAACGATGCGCGCACGGTGCTAACGATTGCGAATGAGAATTATGCAGTCGGTGCGATTGGCGGCGGACGCATTGCTGCGCGTGAGTGCCAATGGATATTCAAATCGCGTCAATGCGGTTACACGGGCGGCGAAGAAACGTGCAACAAGCTTTACGATGACGCGGGTGGGTGCGATGGCCGCAGCAATCAGCACAGGTACGGCGGCTTTGTTCAGATTCAAGGAATCAGCGCGATTGACGGCACGGCGGGCAACTCTTTACCGCCTGTGTTTGTTTCGCCCTCCGTGGTTGATGGTGGCACGAGTTCAGGCGTTGCCGCGACAGATAGAGCGGCGCTGCAAGCGTTGATTGACGCGCTGTATTCGGCAGGCGGCGGCACGCTGCAACTGCGCAGCAATGAATACAAAGTTGATTCAACGGGGTTAGTGCTCAAGGACAATGTGCGAATCGTTGGGGCCGGAATGGGTCGCACGATTTTGAGCAGCACGGCAAACGCGCCGATCTTAAAAGTTGGCACTACGGCGTTCAATGCGTGCGTTGCTGATTTGACAATCAAGGGCAGCGTGAGCGCAGGCAGTTCGCAGATTGGCTTGCAAATCGAAGGAAGCGGCGAATATTGGGGCTTTGAGGCGCGCAATCTTTGGATTCAGGATTGCGGCGATCACGGCATTTGGGTGGGCGATAATCCTTTCAGCGTCGTCATTGATAACATTCACGTTTCAAACTGCGCCGATTATCCCTTTTTGATTTACGCGCCGAATAATCCCGGCGTGGTTTTGCGCAACTGCTACGCGCACACGCTGCGCACTGGTGCCACGGTTGGGTTCAGGATCAAAGCAGGCCGCGTGTTGCTCGACAACTGCAACGGGACAGACAACGTGCCTGTGATTAGCGGCACACGCTGGGGCGTCGTTGGCCGCAAAAACGGCGTAGACGGTGACAGCACGGACAGCGGCGCAGACGTTGAATTGCGTCATTGCAACATTGAAAGCTTTGACGATTACGGCTTGCTCGTTTATCACGCGTCGTCAATTAACATAAACGGCATCACGCATTTTGCGGGCACGGGCAACGCCAACCAGGTAGGCATTCAGTTTGATTTGGCGGGCGATGGCTCCGCGTACTTTTCGCAATATCTGCCATTCGGCACACTTGCCGATACAGTCAATTTCGCAGACGGCATAACCGCGTACAAGAACTCGCAGCCGATTCACGCCAACGGATTCGCACCGATTCAAACCAATGGGCAGGGGCCGTATGCGGGCGGGCCTGCGAATCCCAAAATCGGCACGTTTTACAACGATACGACATCTAAGACAGAACGCCTCCCACGCGCCGACGGCGGGCGTCAGATTCGCACGATCACAGCAACCACGACGATTTCACCAGCCGCAGCGCCTGAGTTAATTCTATGCAATCACACGGCAGCAATTGACCTCACTTTGCCTAATGCTTTGTGGTTTGCGCGTGCGTCTTATTCAATCGAGCTAAAAGACATCTCATCAGCGGGCGCGAGCACTTACAACATCAGCTTGAAAGCCACGGGCGGCACGGTTGAAAACGTTTCAACGTACACGTTCGCCGTGTCGGGCGGCGGAATAATCCTTCAGCCGGACGGCTCAAGCAACTGGATGATCGTAGGCGGCTCAACGTGTGTGCCTTTATTCGATGACGCAGGCAACGGGCGCGTGACGAACGTGCGACGCTACGCCGCGCCGACTACGGCCATTGGCGCGCCCGCGTTTTCGTTCACAGATCAATACGGCATGGGCATCACGCGCATCTCTGACCGCATCATGGGATTTGCGACGGAGACGACTACGGGCGCGGGCGGAGTTGAGGCGCTGCGCATTGACGGGTCAAGCGGCACAATTAAGTCACAGTTTAGTGGAACCGTGGGCATTGGCATTACCGCGAGCGCGACCATCCCGCTCGTAATGTACAGCACAACGGGTCAGGTCTTTGAAAGCAACACAGACCTGGCGGCGGGCAACGCGTTTATGCTTTTGCAGCATTACGGCTCATCGTCGGGCGGTGGCGCGGGTTTTTTAGCGCGGGCAGCAAACGGCACTTACGCTTCACCGACGGACTTATCGGCAGGCGACCGCATGGGCTTCGTCATATTTGGCGGCTACGCGGGCGGTGCGATGCGTAACGTAGCGGCGATGAATGCGCTGGTGGGCACTGGCACAATCAGCGGTTCATCACTTCCGTCTTATTTGCAGTTTATGACCACGCCGGACGGTTCGGTGTCGCGGGTTGAGCGCGTGCGAATTGACCAGAACGGCGACTTCCTAATGCGCAATGCTGGCTCCACGACCATGACGATCACATCTAACGGCGCGATAAAACTCGCGTCATTGGCGGACGCAGACGCGCCAAATAGTTCGCTGTATTTTTCAACTACTTCATCAAAGCCAGCATGGAAAGACGCGGGCGGCACGGTGAATAACCTTTACTAATTATGGCTGAATTCATTTTACCAATAACGCAGGGCGACACGATTTCTTACGGCTGGACGCTGAAAGAGACGACCACGACGATCGCGGCGGCGACGCCGATTGATTTGCAAGGCGCGACAATCTTGATCGAGATTCGCCCGCGTGTTGCAATGCACGACGCGCCCGCGGCTGCGATCATGGCATTTGGAACGGCTGACGGAACGGTTGTTGTTCCGACGGATGATGACGGCAAGGTTGACGTGGTGTTTACCGATGTCACAGCGGCGACAGGCACGCGCAATCCGGCGCTTGAGAATTGCATTTTCGATATCCAAGTGACGTTTCCCGATGGCACGGTTCAGACGTTTCCAAAAGACGGGCCACGCGGCGAAGTCGCATTTACGAAGGATGTGACACTATGAGCACTGTAATCGTTCAAGAGGGAACGCGCACGGTCGTCATTGAGCAGGGGCGGCGCGGGCTGACTGGCACAACGAACGCATCTGAAATCACGAGCGGCACGCTTGCGCTCGCGCGTGGCGGCACGGGCGCGTCGTTGGCCGATCCGAACGCTGACCGCATTTTATTTTGGGATGACTCGGCAAGCACGACAGCGTTTCTTTCGATTGGCACGGGCTTGTCAATTAGCGGCACGACGCTAAACGGCACAGCGGCGAGCGCGTGGGGCACGATCACGGGCACGCTTTCAGACCAGACCGATTTGCAGAGCGCGTTAGATTTGAAAGCAAACACATCAGCACTCCCCACAGCCGCAAACCCCACAGCGGCGGGCGTCGGGCTAACGGCGATCAATGGCAGCGCGGCAACATTTATGCGCTCAGACGGTGCGCCCGCGTTGGACGTTTCGATTGCGCCGACGTGGACGGGTAAGCACACTTGGACGCCTAGCGGCACGACTAACTATTTGCAAGTTGGCACAATTGCAACCAATAGCGTTGACCCTGCAATAAATATCGGGCGCGACATCACAAGCGGCACGGGCAATAGTCACGCATTTAGCGATTCAACCAACTTTGCGCGACCCGTCAACGGCACGGCTTACAACTCGTTTGACGCGAGAATTACCATAGGTGGTACGGCTGATTTAGACCATTATGCAGCCTTGCAAGTCGCGCCCGTGTCTACGAACACAGGCACGATGTCGAACTTTTACGGGCTTTACAGCGCGTGGACGGCATCAGCTGGCACGGTAACAAATAGTTACGGCGTTTATGTTGCGCCGCATAGTTTGACAGGCAGCGCGGCGGTGACAAATCGCTACGGAATCTTCATAGGCTCCGGCGCTGGCACATCGTCAACGTGGGCAATCTACAGCCCCGGCCCCGGCAATACGCAATTAGGCGGCAAGCTTGCGATTGGCGGCGCGTCTATCGGTTCGGAGGCATTGACCGTTACAGGAGTCGCACGGTTTAGTGGGCAGGTTTACGCCGATCAACCCGGTGGAGGCATTCGCGTGAAAGCGGACGGCACAAACTCGCTTGACGGAATGTTTTATGCGGATGTTTCGGGAAATCACTATTTAAGTAATTACACTGGCACACGCGGACTGAAAGTTACAGCGGCGGGTAACATTGAAACAATTGCGTCAGGCAACAATCTTGGCATAAATACAACCGCGCCGACTGCGCAAGTTCAAATTACCTCAAGCACAGCGGGCAAGACGGCGCTTTTATTTAAGAGCGCCGATTCTACGACGCAAACAATGGTAAGCGGACGCAGAGCGGACAATACTGAAATGTTTGCTATTGCCGCAAACGGTGCGGCAATTTTTGGCGGTGGCGCAAGTTCGGCCACAGCCTCGCAAATCGTAATGTACTCAAGCGGCGTCATGGGCTTTTCGAGCGCGGGCGCAACGGGATTTGCGACTACCTGCGACACGTCCTTTCATCGGGCAGCCGCCAACGTCTTTCGTGTTGGCAACGGTTCGACAGGCGCGGGCAGCCTTATCATTGGCACAAGTAGCCATTCAATCGGGACAAGCGGTGTTGGTGTTTTAGCGATAGGAAACGGCACGGCCCCGTCAACCTCGCCCGCTAATACGATTCAGATTTACGCCGAATCAGGCGAGGCTAAAGTGCGCGACGCGGCGGGCAATATCACAACCTTTTCGCCGCACAATTTTTCAGCAATACCGGGCGGGCCCTCGGAGCCTATGGCGTGGGCATATCATTCAAAATGCGACGACAGGACTATTAACGTTGACATGCTGCGTGTCGTGCGACTGCTTGAGCAAATGACAGGCGAGCAACTTGTTTTTATTGAAGAATAGAGAAGGGAACGAATGAACATCGAACAAAAGAAAGCAGAAATTCAAAGCGTAATGAGAAACGCGCAAGCTGAGTTTGAAAACGTCGGCAAGCAAATTGCTGAGCTAAGCCAGCGGCAACAGTATTTGCGCGAGGTTTATCTACGCGCAGAAGGCGGGCTGGCTACGTTGGCAGAACTCGAAGCAGCACCAGAACAGGCAGCGACCGCGACAGTATAACTATGCCGAACATCCGACCAATAACACGAGGCATTGACACGGGCAATTACACCGCGCCGACGCGATCACTCGGCGCGGGCGGCAACGCCAGCGGCGCACGCGCATTGCCTACACGCGGCACGGCGGAAGAACTTGCACCTGTAGGCGGACAACCGTTGGCGCTGCCTTTCGGCAAGCACCGCTTTGACGGCGGGCAGATGATCTTTCGCAAGTACGCAACGGGGAATTCTCGCTTTGCAACGGCCTTGGGCGATGGTGGCGAAAAAGGCTGGAATGCGATAACCGCAGCCTATTACGCGGGGCAAGCGTTGAGCGTTTCGCCGGACAGCACGACGGCGGGCTATCGCTTTCATCCTGGCACGCTCTCAACAGGTCTTGCAGATTCGGTGCAGGGGCGTGATGCGTTCTTTACTGACGCGCTGACCTACAGCGGCACGGCATACGCGGCAGTTTTGTTGCCTGCGGAATACGCGACAGAGGACACGCCGTACAAGTTCTCGTGCGTAGCTGAGTGCGCGCTCGTGCCTGATTACGATCAGACGGGGAATCTAACGGGCTGGTCATATTCGACAAACCCGGCGCGGATCGCGGCTTATGGCATTTTCGTTGATACGGCGGTGCGTTTGGCCTCGCTTGGCGTTGTGCCGACTGACGCGGTATTTCCGCTCTATTTGCAACGCCGGGTAGATTGGACGTCGTGGTGGCGGCTGCGGAACATTTGCGACGAAACGATCTCTTGGAACGACGGCACGAGCACGCGAGACATCAAGCGGTTCGAGTGCAACATTATCTTCACGCAATCGGTGAAGCTTGACCAATTCCTTGATGCCGTGCTCGCAACGTGCGCAAGTTATTGGCAGGATGACGCGGGGCTGATTAAGTTCGTGACGCCGTTTGACGTGACGCCCGTGCATCATTTCAGCGACGGGACGGACGGCTTACGCTGCAACGTGTTCAGCGATTACGGGCTTGAGCCTGCGGACTTGAATACAAAGCTGCGCAACGTCGTGGCAACGTTTGGCGACGCAGATACAGATTTGCTTGATGAAAGCCAAGTGCAGTGGCGTGACGAAAGGTTAATTCAACGCTTCGGCGAATCGCCCGCGGCTGTGCGTCGGTTCCCGAATATGAACGGATCGCAAGCACAGCGATTGCTTGAACGCCAGATGCGGCTTGAGACGCAATTCACGGGCATTCTGCGGCTCACAGGCCACGGCGATTCAATGCACGTGCTGAAAGGCGACCGCGTGACAGTCACAAACGCCCGCGCCAAGTGGCTAAATGAATTGTGCCTTGTGCTGAGCGTGGACAACGAAAACGCCGAACGCACGCCGGACAAAAATACGTTCACGGTGCAGAAGCTCGACGGCGACTTATACCGCGACGATTGGCATAGGCCAATGCAGCGCGCAATCGCTCCGGCGTAAAGGGAAGAGAAGCTATGCCAATCAAAGTAAACCCGCAAAATCTCACAGGCTATCCCGGCCAAACGCTCACATTCGACTTGCGCTCGGCTGGTAGCGTCGTGCCTTCGTGGAAAAGCATCACGGGCGGCACGCAGGACGCAGCGCGCACGTTGACGTACACGAGCGGCGGGTATGTTGAGGGAAGCGGGCTTTATCAGCTTTTCGAGACGAACAACGGGCAATTCTCATACACGTTCAACTCGCGCAATCTGCCAACCACGGGCGGCAGCCTGGCGTTCACGTTTCAATCACTGACGGAGCCGGATCACTATTTGACGCTCACAATGCCGCCTTCGGGCGTGATGACGCTAACGAACATCGCGCCGGACGGGGCGACGTGGAAAGTCTCAGGCACGACATACAGCTATGTCATTGGATCGGACGGCACGACAGAAACGAAGAACCTGACGGCAACCAGCATTTCGGGCCTGAGCGGGCAGAGAATGACGGTTGAGATTATTCCGCTTGTTGGAATCAATATTCAAATCAGCACGCATATTCGCATTGAATGGCGCGTGGGTTTCGCGTCGGGCCTTGGCTTATTCGCGGGGCCGTTCGCTTACACGGTGCGTATGACATCGCCGTCGGTCAGCACGCCGCCCTTGCTCGTTGCGCCTGAGTTGATAGGGGATTGGCGACCGGGTTCGGCAACATCCTGGACGCTCGATTCAGACAGCGGCACGCAATTGACGCTACCATCAAGCACGAGCTACCAAAACAATCTTGGCGTCGGCACTTCCACCTTGCCCGGCACATATCGCATCACGGCAGCGCAGGCCGCAATCGGCGGCAGTCAGCTTGACGACGCAGTTGCGGTGCTGACGATTCCAAGTTTTACAGTTAATAGCCCGGCGAATGTCACAATGCAGCCGTCAGAGGTAAAGCGATTCACAACGAACTTTGATGACATCGCAGGCGCGCAACCGACGCGAACGCCATCAAGCGGCACGTTCAACGGGTTGAATTACACCGCGCCGTCATCATCAGGCACTTACACGCTCACATTCGTTGCAGCGGGGCAGACACGAATTGTCACGGTTACGGTTGAGCCATCGCTAACGCCGCTGTATGAGTACGTCATCCCTGGCGAATCAATCACATTCACCACGACAATGAGCGGCACGATTACATGGCCGTCAACGCTTGGCGGGAATTCGCTCACAGGTTCGGGCGCGTCGCGTGCGTGGGTCGTGCCTAATGCAATCGGCGCAATGTTCCAGCTTTCGATCACGAACGGCGCGGACGTAATCAACCGTGACTTAACTGTGCTCGAATCGTTCCCGCATCGCTGCCAAATTCCGCTTGATTCTGAGCGCGGCAAGATGTCAGTTATTGAATCGCTGTCGGACGGCACGCCGATTGGGCGCGTGAAGCGCAGAGGGAACAGAGCGACGGAAAGTTTCACGCTCAACGTTGCTGGCTTGACCGCGACCGAGTTGGACGAATGCACTACGTTCCTCGATAAGTACGATCCGCAGGGCAGATTCATTTTTGAGGACACGGCGCGCACGAAACGCTTTAGCGTGCGGCAGGCAGGGAAGGCGAGGATTCAAGTGCGAACGCCAACGGATTGCGCAATCTCAGTGCCTGTGACCGAGGACTAGGCGCGCAGAGTTTTAGGCAGGGAGTAGCGGGGCAACGTGCGCCGCTAGGTTATTGATGTCTCATCCATCAAATGGCGAAAACACAAGCATTTACTTTAGGCCATTTGGCCTTTATTGCCGCGCAGTTTAACGGCAATCAATCGCAAACGGCTGAAACGCTTGGCATCCATCGCGATTCAGTCAGCAAGGCAGTCAAAGCGCAACGCAAGGGGCAATTGCAGGGCGTGCAGCCAATGCCGCTTTCCGAGCAACCCGCAACGCAGCCAGCGGAGCCAGCACCGCCAGCCGCTCCGCCTGAGCTTGTCAAGGCAGACCGCAGGCACGCGAGCGTATCAGCCGAAATCAAAGACTTACGCACGAAATACAAAGAAGCTATTGAACAGCTTGGCCTAAGTGAGCAGCGGCTTTCATTGTTGGAAGGCTACGGCGATTCGTCAAAGATCAAACCGATCGCAATCAACCGCAGCTTAACAGGTGGGCAGGCAGCGGCAATTATCCAGGCAACCGACTGGCACATTGAGGAACGCGTAGACCGTCACTTAGTCAACGGCCTCAACGAATACAATCCCGAAATCGCACGCAAACGCTCGGCCAATTTCTTTAGCAACGCTTTGAAGCTCGTGCGCAAAGAGCGAAAAGATGTGGCAATTGAAACGCTGATATTGCACATAGGCGGCGATATAATAACGGGGTATATTCACGAAGAATTGGTCGAATCAAACTTTCTCAGCCCAACAGAATCCATTTTGCTTGCTCAAGAATTTTTGATTGGCGGCATCAAGCGGCTTCGTGATGATGGCAACTTCAAAACAATCCGCGTTGTCTGTAATTACGGCAACCACGGGCGCACGACGCCGAAGATTCGCGTTTCAACAGGGCATCAGAATAGTTACGAATGGCTGCTTTACAAGCTTATGGCACGAGATTTTGCCGACGATCCGGTTGTGCAATTTCAAGTAGCTGATGCTTACGTTGAATACGTTGACATCTTCGATTATACGCTGCGCTTTCACCACGGGGATGCTATCAAGTACGGCGGCGGCATCGGTGGTGTAACAATCCCGCTCATCAAGTACATTCATCGCTTGAACGGGCAACGCCACGCGCAAGGCGATTTCATTGGGCATTATCACCAGCTTACGCCTTACAACCGCGCCTCCAAGTTTGCGATCAATGGCAGCTTGATAGGCTTCAATCCCTACGCGCTGCGCATTGGCGCATCACCTGAGCCGCCTCTGCAAAACTTTCAGCTTGTCGCGGCAGGGAAGGGCTTCACCGTTCACGCTCCGATCTTCGTGGAGTAACAATGCCGCTCAAGTTCACGCAAGGCACGCCGCAAATGCTTCGCAAGCTTGCCCGCTTGTGGTGGCGTCGCGTTGGCGCGCAAGAGTGGACGTTGCAAATCAGCGTGAAGCCGGAAACAGAATTCGCGGCAACGAATGAATCCAAAGAATACGCATTGGCTTATCTTTCAGTTCGCCACGTATTGCAGCCATACATTGATGCGCAAGTTTCAATCAACGAATACACGTTGACGCGAGACGAGGGCTTTATTCGTGACACTTTAGTTCACGAGATGAGGCACTTGCATTACGCGAAGATTGCCGAGTTGATGAAGTTTTTGTATGAGTCGAAGCACAGCGCAACGCAAGACATCGCGCAAAAGCTGATTGCCGATTTGGTGGAAGAAATGATCGAGCGCGATGTGGCGTTGTTTCGGGAGGCGTACAGAGGGAAATAACCCAATTATCGAAGTCCAAGAAGGTATACCGAGTGCGTCTGATAAACAATCTTATGGGTAAATCCGAAAATCATAAATGATACTTATAGGCAGAATCGCGGCGCATCCGCGCCAGTTCCACGCGTGAAACCTATTCGCCCGTGGTAAGGGTGGAATTATGCAGCCCACAATTCCGGCTGCGATTTTGCCATCTCATCAATCAGCGCAACGTAAGCCCGATGCTCAACGAGCGCCCGCGTGCGACAGATCAGCCAGAGTTCGTCATCTGTTGGCTTGCCGTGTGCATCGAACGCGCCGCCGCATTGCTCGTACAGCATCGCGGCAAGTTCGGCTAATTCGTCGTTCACGCGGCCTCCGCCAATTGCTCAGCTTCTACCATTTCGGCCTCCGCCAAGATCGCTAAAATATCGGCGTCGTCATTCGGATTGTCGGATTCGATCAGGCTCAAAAGTTGCTCAAGCTGTGCGTCGTAATCCGGTTGCGCGTCCTCTGTTAAGGTTGAGCTCAATTGCACGTCTGACATTTCGATCTCCTAATCTTTCGATTTTCTGCGCGGCTGCAATCGTAAATGCCCGCACTTCTTTATTCAAAACCACATCAGGCACTAGGCCCGCTTCCTTGTCCGCTTTTGTCGCTCGGCACCACTTGCCGCCCTTGAAAACGTGCAATCTTTTCCACAGGGCGCGCACGTCCGCGCTTGTCGTTTTCCATTCGGTGCGCCATTCGCACGGCAGCGTTTTGCCTGTTGGTGCGGGGTTTTGGTGCACGCTGGTGCGCGTTTTTGGTGCGATTGCAAGCAAAGGGGTTACGGGTTTCGCCACTGGTGCACGCACTGGTGCGGTGTCTTGGTGCACAGCTTCGGCGCCAACGCTCGGCACCAAGTGCAACTTTTGGTGCGCGGCTTGGTGCGGCACTGGTGCGGCGTTGCTTGGTGCGGAGTTTTCCACAGGCTGCGGCCCGGCTATTCCGGCGGTGGAAGTGTCTCGCCGATTACCTGCCCAGCCTTGCTGAACAGGACTGATGCCCGCTCCGTTATCAGTGCCGACATTGCAAAAACTGCCAGTAAGCAAAACTTCATTTTTTGCATCACCGTCCAAGTTTTTACTTGACGCAGCACCGGGATTAATTCTTGCGGAATGCCGAATGTTCGCATTACCCGAAGTGTCAAAGTTGCCATGCCGCTCCCCTTCCCTTTCGGGTGTTTCTAATGTTTCTGCTTCGTCGCCTACATGTGAACTCCGGCCAGCAGGTTGATTGCCGCTATTGCCGCAAGAATCGCGATGACGAGCCTCCACGCCGTCATCTTCCTGGCTGTCTTGTCGCTGAAAATCCATAGCGCCACTAACAGGCTGAACAGCCCCGCCACTATCGCAAATGTGTTCATAGTTATTCCTTCCAGCCCGGTCTTTCACCGGGCCTGATCTTTTGGGACTCGTGCCCGTGCTGTTCCAACCGCGAAAAACACGAGCGATAGAGCAAGCTCAATAAACCCCAGCAACGCAGCAATCGTGGCAACCTCGTCACCGAACGCTTTGTCAAGTTTGCTGGCTTGCGTCGCACTTAGCCCAATTTGGTGCGCAATCGTTTTTGAGGTCGTTTTGCTGGCTGCACTAACCCCTGCCTCAAATTTCTTCACCTGCGCCAAATTGAATGACTCGACGCCCGCCGCCTTTGCGCCGTTGTGGATCAGATAACCAGCGTTGCAGGCCACGGCAATCGCTAAGACGATTTTCATCAGCGTTTCGCCCTTCACTTCGACGTGGAAGAAAAACAGGGAGACGCAGCCCGCAATGAAGGCAGAGGCAAAAACCCACGCGCCGAGCTTCGGCCCGTAAGTCTGGAACGCGGCCCAACCGATTGCGCCAACCAAGACGGCGTGAATGAGAATAAACAAGCTCCACTCGAAAAGGGAGCGCTTCGTTGTCGTTTGTGAGGTCTTTTCGTTTTCCATAATTCCACCTGTGAGGTCGTCCGTTTTACTTTGCCTTAGCTTCCTGCCATTGCATTTCTACTTTATCAACGCGAAACCCGGCTCGCTGCATTGATGACCATTCGCTTTTCCAGCACTCGCAAGCGGCTTTGATGGCCTCTTTGCGCGTGCCTCGCGTCCAATCCGTAATGATCCACTCTGACCGCTTACCTTGCATTACGATTGCCCAAGCTATTTGCACTCTCACGCCGCCACCCCCTTTGCTTTCGCCGCCCGCGTCAAGCGCGCAACGTAGTTTTTGACAATATGCACGCGCACGCATTTGCACGTGCGGCTTATCGCCGCGCCGTGGTTCGCGTGAACGTGCGCGCTGTATTTGTGCTGTGTGCCGCAAGGGCAAGTGAAGCTGTGTTTATTTTGGCTCATCACTCACCCCCTGCGCAGACTCAGCGGGGGCCGTAGCCAATAGCGAAGTCATAGCCCCATGCCGTTCGCGCAGTCGTTTTTCTATTTCAATAAATTTGAGCATCAAGTCTTGCAACGCTTTGAGAGTGACAACCACACGCGCTGTTTCTATAGCGGTTTCCCGTTTAAGCTCAACGCGGCCATCATCTAACCCGCCCGCTTTAACGGTGTAAGCAAATTCTGCTGTGTTAATAATCAACTCAATCGCAGCCAGCGGCTTGCCCTCGTCATCAAGCCAATAATCGTTTTCACCGAGCGCGACGATTTGTTTCATTGTGTTGCCTCCTGCGCTTCCGCTTCGCCTTTGTCGCGCTTGCTCCACATCAGAACAAGCTCAGCCTCTACAAATTCGGGCGATTGCCGCCAATGCTCAAGGCCTGTGCCAGACTCGCCCGCGAATTGGTCAACAAACCAGCCAAGCAACCGCAGTGCTTGCTCGTGCGCCGTTTCGGGCTGCTTATTCATCGCTCACCCCCTGCGCGGCTTCGACTGCCGCTTTGAATGCCAGGATGCGCTCATCGGCGATCTTGCGATAAATCTTTTGATATTTTGGCGTAATCTTTTGCCAGTATGAAAACTCTTGATTTCGGTCGCCGTCGGAAGCAATGCAGAACGCCACGTATTCCCGCAACCAATGCGTTTGCTCGAATGATTTCAATTGCTCCATTGCTATACTTCCTCCGCTTTGGCGATGGCTGCACGTGCTGCGTTGAACAAGTCTTCCCAGCTCGTGACGCCCATTCCGTCCGCGTCATCCATTGCGACTAAGCCCTTACACGCTTCCAGTAAATCCAGCGCAGCCGCGAATAAGTGAGCATTGGCGCGGTCAAAGCTTTCCGCGAATCCACAAGTCGCAACTTTCATTGAACCCGTTAATCCGCAATCGCCCCAAACCTCATAGCCGCCTTTGCGAAATTCAACGCGGCAGTTTTTTGTGTGTTTCGTTTCGCTCATCTTGCTACCCCCAACAAGCACAGCACGACGACAGCCGCCACCAAGTACCAAACGGGCAGCGCGGGCGCGTCAGTCTGCGCAAGATTAAAGTTTCGGTGTCGCACGATGCGACACTTTTGATCGAGTTCTATTTTTCTGTGTGCAGGTAAAGACATGGTGAGGTGTCCTCCGGTTATTTACACGACGCAGTTGTTCAGGCTGCGCCGTGTTTTGTGGTTTTCAGATACACTCCCAAAGTCCAAGAATTTCACAAAATGAAATATTTGGTCTCTGGAAAAAATGAAAGAACAGTCAGAGCGGGTCAACCGCCCTCTATCGCCACTTACGCGGCAATCTCGTTTAGCGGCTCAAGCTGAACCGCGCAATATTCGTCTGCCACTTTCGCGCCGCGTTGCAACACGATCCGATCAATCACCGAATCGTCAAAGCCCAATGTTTTCGCCAGCGCATCGGCCAAAAGCTTCACGCGATTGTCAATGTCCCGCTTACCGCCGCGATTGAAATAGAACGTCAGCGAAAGTGAAAGCCTTGCGCCTTCCTGGTACTTCCACTTTTGAACGTGCGCCATGACCATTGCGAACTTGGCAGCTTCCTCTTTGAACTTCCGCGCTTCGTTCGACAGGCACCGCCCGCCACGACCACGCAAGTTGATATATGCGTGGTTCGTGGTTGGCGGCATTGGGCAACGAAAAGTGAGTGATTTCATAATTCCTCTAGGCCGCAATCGCTTCACGCTCTCGCGCCGTTTCGGAGCACGAGAGCACGATGAATAATGGCTTGCGTTCTCGCGTTTCATATTGCTGCCCGCACATCGGGCAAACGTAGACGAACACCTCAACCAGCCCGCTAATGCTGCTTTTGTGCTTGATGAATTTGGGCGTTCGCATTTGGCCTTTGCAGTAGTCCATCACTTTGCTACCTCCTCAAATTCGCATAAGGTTAAATCAAGCCCGCTTTCGTAAGCCGTGCCGCAGGCGTTGCAAATCGCGTCAACCGTGCCCGATTCAGCGCGTTGCAGTATCAGCGTGTTGCAGTGCAAAATCTCAAACCACTCGTCATCGCCTTCCATTTTGGCGATTTGCTCAAACGATGCGCCGCCACAAGGGCATGTAATTACTTCGCTCATTTTGCCACCTCAACAGTCACGTTCACCTTGACCACTTTTGCGCGCTTGCCTGCGAACATTAGCGCGAATTTCGCACGCGGAATCCTTGCGTCGGCGCGGCTGAACGCGAGCACCGGGCGCGGATTCCGTAGCAGGTCGTGCAATGCGAATTCCTGCGCTTTCGTTTTCTTGTCGGTCAGCAAGATGGCGTATGCGGTGATCGTGTTTTTCATTTCGCCGCCTCTCGCAAGCACCCTTCCGTGCTCGTGCCTTGTATTGTTTCGCCTCGAAACGTGTAGTAGATCACGCCAAACACGGCGCTGATTGCTTCGATCTTGACGGCGTGCATCTTCGCGCCGTCGTAGAATCGCACCCGCTGGCCTATGTGGTATTTCGTGCTCACGCTGCCACCTCCGCAGCTTCCGCTTGCGGGTTCACTTCGAGCACAGTTATGCGCGCCGCTTGCGGGTTCGCTTCACGCGCTGCCATTACAGCCAAGTTGACCATTTCGCTCATGCTCGTGACAGGCACTTCATAGCGCACGGTCTTGCGTTCGGTAATTTCTATCTGAGCTTCAAAAGTCATTGCCAATCTCCCTATTTTCAAACCAAGCGAATGTTGGCTCCCAATTGAGCGTGATTGTGCGCAAAGCGCCATTGCGTTGCTTTGCAATGTTCCATTCTGCCTCTGTTTCGTCGGCGTTCTTGTCGTAGTAATGCTCTCGATGCGGAAAGATAACTACGTCCGCGTTTTGCTCCAATGATCCAGAATCACGCAGATCTGATAGCTGCGGCCTTTTGTTCGCGCGACTTTCATTCGCGCGGCTCAACTGGCTGAGCAAGATGTAGGGGATGCCAAATTGCTTAGCCAATGCCTTTTGATATTTCGTAATCCAGTCAAGCAAAACGTTATTATTGTCCGTGTGTCGTCCGCTGTACTGGCAAAAGCCTAAGTGGTCGCAAAACACAGCGTTGATCCGCTTATGCTTCCGTTCGATCTTGCGCAGAATTGCCCCTTGCGACTGAACAGACGCGGCATCTTGCCCGCCGTAAATCGTCAATGGCCATCCGGCAATGCGCGCCTGAGCATCGGCAAGCCGCGTCCATTCCTCACGCGTCAGTCGTTTGTTGCGCGCGCGCTGGCTGTCAACTTTGGCAATCCCGCAAGCCAAGCGCGCGGCGAACGACTCTGGCGACATTTCGAGCGAAAAAACTATGGTCTGTCCTTCGTCGTTAAATCGGCTTTCAGCTACGCCTTGCACGAGTCGCGCGGCTGCGCTGGTTTTGCCCATTGAGGGGCGCGCGCCTACCAGAATTAAATCTTCGCGCTGCATTCCGCCGAGCGTGTAATCAAGCGCATTCAGCCCGGTCGCCACGCCTAGAAACGGCTTTTCGCTGGCGTACAGTTCGCCAAGCTCGCGCAGGTAAAGCTCAACCGCTTCGCCGCCCGTGTAACCTTCGCTAATCGTGCGTCCGGCTTCAATGTCGTCAAGGTCTTTGCGTAGCGTTGTGATCTGAGCATCCGGCAAAATTTCGTCATCAATCGCGCGCGTCATTGCCGCATTGCTCGCGTTTATCAGCCTGCGCGCGGTGGATGCGTCAAGCACGAGCCTGATGTACGGCTCAACGTTCGAGAAACGCGGGCAACCATCGAAAAGTGAAGCGATGTAAGCCGCGCCGCCCACGCCGTCAATGTCACCCGTCGCGCGCAGTTCGTCACAAAGTGAAACAGGCTCAACCATTCCCGTCCGCTCGTGAAGCTTGCACATAGCGGCAAAAATCTTGCCGTTGCTTGGCACGAAGAAATCGCGCGCAGTCAGTCGCGCGGCAACTTCGCCAAGCACGAGATTGTCTAGCAGGATGATGCCTAGCAGCATTCGCTCCGCGTCCGTGTTGTGCGGGAGCGGTTTGTCTAAAACGTCTTTGAGTTGTGAGGATTTCGCGTTGCTCATTTTGCTTTTTGCTGACAGGTGCATTCTTCGGGCGGGTTCAATGCCACGCCGTTACGCTTGAAAATAAATCCTGAGCCATCACAGGCACAGGCGCGTTTCGCAGGCGTCGCTCGCGCGCTCTTTCGAGCCTGCCACGCTGCCACCGCTTGATCGTCTTTGCCGTTTTTCAACGCCCACCGCGCGCGATTGATCGCTTCCGCGTCGGTCACGCATTTGCCCATTTCACGGTGAAAGCTTTCGTAGGTTTGAAAATCGTACTTGCCAACGTTTGCGCTCCCGTCCCTAACCATTGCCGTCGCTGCTGCTGCGACCCGCTGATAGTGCTTCTGCTCAGCAGCAACGGTTAATATGGTTAATGGTTCTATGTCTATATATGCACCACTCGTTTTGTCACCCTTTGGCTCGATTTTGTCACCCTTTGATGGCTCGTTTGTCACCCTTTGCGGTTCAATAGGTGCGATTTTGTCACCCTTTGCTGTCACCCTTTCAGCGTCTAAAGGGTGAAGACTGTTGTCACCCTTTGCGACTTGCGGAAGTGCAATTGTGTAGCGCGTAAAATTACCTTTTCCGTTGCCGCGAACGATTAAAAGTTCGCCTGTTTTTTCCAGTTCTTTGATGTAGCGGATCAATGTGCGCTCTGAAAGATTGGCTTCGGATGAAATGAGTTCGTATCCGGCTGACGCTGTGAACGTATCCGCGCTCGCGTGCGTGGCAATGACCATCAGGACAAGCCGTGCCTCCGCTTTTGTGCGTGAATATTTCATTACTGATTCAACCGCCTGATAGCTCATCGCTCACCTGTGAAGTGTCACCTAAAACGCAGAAAGCCCGCTCAGCGCAAAGGCTAAACGGGCTTTAGACAAACAAAACCCGCGTAGCCGTTCCTTTACCGACTTCTGAAGTTGCGACACCTAAGAAGCGAACGCACCACGCGGGCACTTTGATTAAAATCGAATATGTAAAAGAAATCAAACGGCTTGCGGGCCGATGTTCATTCTTCTTAGGTGTCGCTGAATTCATAATAGCTAACTCGTGCCGCTTTGTACAGAGAAATAACTTGCATTTAGTAACATAGACCACAAATTGCGGCGATTATGTTACTCGACCTTCATCGCGTAAATTTCATCAGGCGAGGGCAAGCCTAACGTGCTCCATAAGTTATTGCGGATTGCGTGATCTATCGCCATAAGTTGCTTTGATTGTTCAAGCGTAATGACGCCTGAAACTGAAATACTGCATTCCGTAAAATCGGCGTAGCGACGATCTACCATCACCTCAAAAATAACGGCTTTACGCGCTATTGCCATTTCTTTGCATCGTTTCTTTTCTGCTCTATTCATAACTGATTTTCTCCATTCTCAAATAATCCAAACAGCGGCAAGTCCGGATCTCGCTCAACTTCCGCCAATGCTTCAGCGAGCGCCTTTTCAAGCTGTTCAATGCGTTCCCAATACTCATAAGCCGTCCACACGGGCGGATGCGGCGTGGCAAGTAGCTGAGTTATTTCATCGTGGCGCGTGGCTTTCATTTACCCTTCCAACCCATACGCTGCCAGCGGTACGCCCGACAACGCGATCCACTTGATTACGCGGCGCGATTGCGCGTGTTTGTGCCGTTGATAAGCGGCGTAAGCTTGTCGCAGCGGGCAACACGAACGTTCAAAACCTTGGCAGTAACTCAACGTGCATTCAATGCAGATGCGCGCTTGAATTTCTTTTGTCCATCGCATCGGTTTAATAGGTGCAAGTTGCTGCTCTGAATAGCTCATTAGTTACTTTGCCTTTTTGACTTTCGCCTTCCGTCTCGGCTCAACTAAATAAACCTGATAGTTGAATATCTTGTGCTCGCGGTCGCACTCGGGGCAGGTATGGAACAGCCATTCGTAAGCGTGCGCGGCAACGTATGCGCCAAACGCGTATTCCTCGCCACATTCGCAAGTGAACCCTTTGGGAATCGGTTTTGCTATTTCAGTTTGCATAGTTACTAACTCCTAACTCTTGCAAGCCTGTGCCTGTTACCGATCGGCCTTTGCGATAGCTGCGCGAAGCAATGGCCGCAAACTGGCTTCTGCCAGAATTTCGAGATAAAGAGCGCCAAGGAAAGCCCGCTGGCGTTGCATCGTGTGCATTTGTTCATCGTGTTGCTCCTTTGTGAAAATAACGGGCGCAGTTGTAAGCCGCGCCCGTGCCTGTGAGTCTGCCACCGCTTTTCAGATTTTTGGATTAGTACCTCAGTGACTTCGTGACGCTCGCAGGATTGCTGCGGCCTAGTGCCGCTCAGGCAGGCGGCAATCTGTTTATTTAAGACTTGCCGTTTCATATTCAAGCATTGCCAGCGCTTGACGATGTTCGGCGCGCAACCGCTCAATGCGAGCTTCCAAAAACACACGCTCTTTTTTCGCTTCGGCAATGGCGACCTGTTGAGCTGCGCAGAATTCAGACTCCGCAACCAGGCGTTTCACTTCGGCCTTGCGCGCTGTCTCATTTGAAAAAACTGGCTTGCCTGCCTCATTCAAGGCGGCAGCAACGTTGGCCTCGGCGGCTGCAATAAAGCCGTCAAGCGATTCTTGAACGGCAATCTCTTTTGATTGCAGGTCGTGCAAATCAATGCGGCATCGTTCGATAATTTCAGGGTAATTTTTCTCGGTTAAAATATTGGCGATCATAATGCTCCTTTGTTAGTTACTAAGTTATTTCTTACGGGCGCGATCATTCCCACGTTGACCGCGCCCGATGCGCGCAGCTCTCCCTGCCTGCTATCAGGCTTGCGGCGCAATGTTGTTAGCGATCCCCATGGTCTTGCATTTCAGCGTCAAGCTGAGGGTTTTCGTTGGCTTCGACTTCGGCAATCAGCCCGTCAATGATCCCCTGCAAATCGTCGGCGGTGAATTGCTCAAGCCATTGCTGGAACGTGTAGCCGTTCTGTTCCGGTAAATCAGGAACGTTCTCTTTCATCCAAGCTGTCATGCGTGCTGGTGTGTTATATCCGGCGGTTTTGGCGACTTTTTTTAGCGTGGCGATTAGCTCGGCCTTACCTTCGTCAACTATTACAGGCTGCGCGGCTTTCGGAGCTTCACGCACGACCGTTGCTTCGACCGTCACGTTTTGCTCGTTGCCCATTTCTTCTTGCGTGTAAATGCCGCCAAGCTCGGCAGGGAAGGCTTTGCGCAGCGCCAGTGCTTCGGCGCATTTTGCCAGCATCAAGCGCGGCATCTTGCTCCAAGTGCGGTTTGGGTTGCCGTCCTTCGTCGTTTGCACATATTCATCATAAAAAGCGGTTGCGCTGATTGTGTGCCATTCGCCGCCAACGCTCTTTTTGACATAGGCCGTTGCGCTCAAAAGATGCCCATCACGGTCGTATTTCAATTCGGCGTCTTGCCCCGGCACGTAGCGATTTGTGCGATCAGCCATTGCCCGGTAGCCGTCAATCGTTGTCATCGGCGTGCGAATCTCTTTGCCGAGCTTCGCGTCCCAACGGCCAACCAACGTGATTTGGTTGCTGAAAATGTCCAACCCTTTGCGCTGCGCAATTTCAATAAAGAGCGCAAGCTCTGCATCTGATGCGCCTTTCGCGTAGGTGTCCTTGATGAGTTGGATTTGCTCACGGCCATACGTGGCGAGCGATTGCGGTTGTTCGATTGTTGCGAGTGCGGTTGCTTGGCTCATAATTGCTCCCTGTTGCTTCCGTTAAGCTGCCTGCATACCCATCAACGCCGCGCGGCGCGTATGGGCAGTTCTGTGAAGCGTTACCGCGTCACGTTGCATCCGTAATTCGTTGGCGCGCTCGGTGCCGTATTGCAAAGCATCGCGCAGCCATAAATCTGCATTGTCGTAAGTCACGCCGATGTCAACCATTAGCTTGTGCGCGTCTTTGGCTGCGTCAACGTTGGTCAACGTGAGCAATCGCGGCGATTGAACAAGATCGGTCAATTCAAGCAAGAGCACTTGAATTTTGGCGAGAAGCTGAGCGGCTGCGCGGGCGTGACCGTAACGGGCAATCGGATCGTTCTTGCCAGCGATCACAGCTACGTCGTAAGTGCGCACCTTTGATTGAATGAGATTGATGATCATGCGCGCACGTTGCGGCGTGCCAATGCCTTCAAAATCGCCCGCGCTTGGCGTGGCAATTTCAAACGTGTCGAAAAGCTCTGTCACTTTGAGCATTTCGCGTAACTCGCGGAGTTCGTAACTATCGGGATAATCGGCTTCGATTGCGGCAATTTCTGCGCGAATAGATTCTGGTGTTTTCATTGCTACTCCAAGGTAAGGTTGAAGCGCCGAGTCCGAGGGATACTAACGGACTCGGCTTGTTACTCACGCCACGACGGCGCGAGGGTTGCGGGGGAATAAATCAGTTGCGCTCGTCTTCGCGGTGATCGGGATACCAACCAGCCAGAACGGCAATGCCAGCGATGAGCGCCGCGCCGATTACGATTGTGATTGCTGCGATATAAATGTTCATGACTAGGCTTTTGGAACCGGGCCAAGCGATTCGATGTTCACGACTCTAAACGCGGCTTTTATTACGTTGTGAATAGGATGCTTGATAAAGATGTGCGAACCCTCGGCGGACTTGATGATTCTGTCAGCATCGTGCTCTGTAAATTGCTCAGCCTCGTCAATCTTGGCTGTATAACCGCAGCCGCCCTTACGCCAGAAGTGCGCAATGTTTGAAAGTGGCGGTGTTCTATTTTCCAAGAAATACAATTGAAAATTGAGATTCATAAAGCCTCATTGTGAGTTACCAACCGGGCGGGGGATCGCCCGTGCCTATGGTGCGCGCCGTGTCTCGCCTGATTGCGGCGTGCCCCAAAATTGAAACCTGCTGATCTACCCGCGTTGTCTTCGGTCTAAGCTATTGGTGACCTAGCAACTTCCCCAGTGTGTGCCTCAAGCGGCGCGTGGTATTGATTTCATGCTGGCCAGCAGGGTTAGTTTTGAAAGATCAAGCACGGCGCGGAGATGCTGCGCCGTCTCGTCGCGCTGTTACACCGCCGCGACGTTCTCTTTTAGCCGTGCGCGTTTGCCGCGCGGTTTGATCGGCGCAACGATGCGCGCCAATTTGCCAGCAAGCCGAAGCCTGCAATTCTCGACTTCTTCCAACGTGAACCAAACGCCCGCGCCATTCGGGCGGCGTGCAATAAGGCCGTCTTGCTCGTAGCGGGCGAGTACGCGAACGCTCACGCGCAACACCTTTGCCGCTTCGTTGCGGCTGAACTCGGTCTGCGCGGGCGGCTGAATTGCGGCCATTTGCTTGGCAACCTCGGCGGCAACCGTGTCAGCTATGAATTGTTCGAGAGATTCGAGAAGGTTGCTCATTACTTTTACCTTGCGGCGTGCCCACGTACCGAGCACGCCGCTTGCACCAGAACACGCAGCGCGATTGCTACGCCCCAGCAGCGCCCCGCTGCCAAGATTGAGAAGTGAATTGCAACGCGCGTAAGGTTATCCGCTGTGCTTACTGCGCGGCATTCTGAGGGCGTCCAGGCTTGCCGTAAGGGCGTTACTGAAAGGCTCCTATCCGCTACGCATCGCAAACTTGAAAGACCGTTTTCAGTGCCACAAAACAGGCATCCGATGACCTGCATTATCTATAGAAATTATTCGGCGTCAAGAGTTTTCTCTATAGAAAATGAATTATTAGTGCCAAGAGTATCTAAGTACTTTAGATAGTTAAAGTTAATCGTGCTTTCTGCTACTTCGCGCAGCGTTGTGCGAATGGTGCGCCGTACCTCTTCTGGTAAGGCTTTGAACTGCGAAAGGGAGCCTTGAGCCACATAAATAGGCGCAACGGTCAATCTTTTCTCTGGTTGTATCGTTGGTCTTGCCATAATGATAGGCATTTTAGGACTAGAGAAAACTAGGCGTCAAGAGTTATTCACATATATTACCCAAAGTGTTTTAATCTATAGATAATTAAAAAATGGCTAGGCCGTCTAAGAATCCCGCTGACGTTCTGCAACCACAAGCTCTCGCATTAAACGAGAGTGAGCTGGCTGCACTTTCCCGCTATGCTTTCGCTCGTGGCATCTACACCAAGGGCAATAGTAAAGCGGCTCGTGAGTTGATCCAGTTAGGGATATTTTTTGCTGACTCTTTAATGATGGCTGATAAAAACTATAAATCGCTCATAGACAACATTTTGCAGGCGTCCGACGCCGGGCAGACATCCGTCATTAACGAGCAAACTACGCACGACGCAGAACCACCAATTCCCGTGATTGCCGTACACCCTCAAGCGCGGGGAAAACCAAGGCCAACTTAACCGCCAGTGCAGCGGTCAACCTTTTGAGGCAAGGATCAATGGGTACGACAAAGCTACGCGAGCGCATTGAAATGGTTCAAGCTATAGCCAATACCCAAACAGGCGACAGACTTGAACTTTCCCCCAAGACCGGACGCCCACGGTTTGCCGAAATTGTGGATGATCCACGAATCGCCGATGGCTTGGTTGTCGGCGCAGCCCTGATGCTCGGAACGGTGCAAGACGTAAGGGGAAATTACCTAGTGAACAACGGAAAAACCGTACAGCGGTTTTCAAAAGCCACAGCCAAACTGATAATGCTGGATCATTTTGGCGCATACACCCTCTGATTATGGGGGGGGGGGGGCGGCTAGGATTAGCCGCCTTTGCATTATCATTAAGCCTATGAAATACATTCTATTACTCGCCTTCATCATCTGCCCTGTCGCTCACGCGCAAGGCATCGCGCACATCATCACGACCGCCGACGGGCGCAAAGCAATCCTAAAAACAGACGGCACTTGGAGCTACGCAGGCGCGAGCGAATACGGCGCGGCATCGGCTCCGGCCTCCGTTGCGGATGGCTCAATCGAATTCGAGGCGGCAATTATGCTGCGCAACAGCGAAGTGCGTCCGGTTGCGCGGGCTGAATTCTTTTTGCTCGATCAAAGCCTTGAGACCATATTGAGCGGCGCTGGATTTAAGACAGGCTGGCTCAACAAACGAGGCACGGCGACTGATACATTCTGGCATCTGGTCGCCGCTGCCACTCGCGGGAATATGTTGGGCGGCGGTAAGGATTTGGCCGTCGCACGCGCAGCCGTTGCGGCTCACACGCTCGCCAAAGTTACCAGCGGCTTTGATGGCAAAGGGAAATTTGAAGGCGTGAAGCCGGGCAGATATTACGTGATCGCGATGCACTACCACGCGATTACGAGGCAAACGCCGTGTTGGGAAATGGTTGTTGATGTTGCGGCTGGCAAAACTGCGCGGCTTGTTTTTGGCTCAGATAATGCTACGTCGTGGGGTTATTAAACGCCCAAATAGAAAAGCCCGATAGCGTAACAACTATCGGGCTTTTATTCAGCCTCACTTTTGCCTAGAACTGGACGCGATTGGAACCCGATTTATTCTAGGCGTTCATCTATGGAGACTGTTTTACGGTGGCGCGTCCTTTTTCAGTAACGACAAACCCGTCATTACCTTGTTGCGTAATCAAACCCCGATCAAGCAATAGCTTTAACGCTAAGTCTTGATCGGTCAGCCCGCGCTCAATTACGCCCCTAAAAAGCGGCGTGCGGTATCCCGCCATAAAGCGCAAGTCCATCATCGCCCTAGTTTCCAAGTTGTTTAATCGGTGAAATTCTCTCTTGCATCGCTCGCACAGCATAACTCAACCTCCAACCTAATAATAACAAAAGCCCGACGACGTTTCCACAATTACGTTCAAACGTCTAAACGCCCAAAAGCCACACACTGACAGCCCATAGCCAAACGCCACGCGCTGCGATATAAGCACGCTTATGCCCCGACACCCAGGATCAGCAACGCTCAAGCCCGACGGCAAAGGCGGATTTACCACGCGCCTTGAACTCACTTGGCCCGACGGTCGCGTTCGCCAGCACAAACTTACCGCTCCAACAAAACGCGCATTGCGTGAACTTGCGGACGCGAAAATACGCGAGCGCGATGCAGCCGCAGCTCCCACACAAATCGAATTGAGCACGATTGGCGCACTGATTGACACTTATTTGGTCGAGCGGGCGCATCCGGCTACGTTTCTGTCTGGCGTCAAGGTGAGCGGCGTCAAAAATCACAAAGAGCGCAAGCGGCTGTGCGAGGTGGTCCGGTCACATTTCGGCGCAAATTGGTTGGTCCGCGCCGTTGGTCCTGCCGAAGTCGAAGCCTACAAATCCGCACGAATCGCGCATCAGGACCAGAACGACAACACGCGCAAAATAGCCACAATCAACCACGAGCTTGAAATACTGCGCGCCCTGCTCAACTTCGCCGTCAGTCGCCACATCATCACAGAATCGCCGTTCAAGCGGTTACGCGGGATTATCCAAAACAGCGACGAGGACAAGCGGGACCGCGTGCCAACGTTCGGTGAGGAAATGGCAATGCTTGATGCCTGCTACACGGCGGGCAATGTGCGCCGTGCTTACTTCCGATCGGTGCTGATTATCCTTGCTGATACGGGAATGAGGCGAGGTGAGCTATTGAAGCTCGAAAAGGCGTGGTGCGATTTTGAAGCGCGGTCAATTAGCCTGCCGCGACAAATCACCAAGACAAACAAAGCGCGCACGATCCCGATGACGGCCCGCGTTGCTGGCGAACTGCGCAACCTGATTGCCACGAAGGGTAAAGGCTCGCATCTGGTGTTGGGCGGGTTGAAGAATATCTCGGTGATTTTTGACCACGTAAGGAAGGCGGCGGGTGTGGCTGATATAAGAATTCACGACATGAGACACGCTACGGTGACCAGAGCAATCATTGCAGGCGTGCCACTTGCCGCCATCACAGCCGCCAGCGGTCACCAGTCCGACGAATGGCGACGCTATGCCAACCCCTCATACGACGGCCTCAAGACGCTGCTACGGCCATTTGGAAGCCAGACAGAGGCAGAGGTAAAGGAATACGCTCGCGGCGTGCTGTACGGGATTAAGGAGGCGTTTGGGTATGATCTGGATGCGCTGTTGAAGTGAGTATTTTATCGTCTCGCCGTTTCGTATATTCTGAATAGGCTTGCCATCTTATGCCAACGGTAAGGCCAAATAAAAACGCGAAAATAGCAGCGCCAAATGCGCTCAATAACGCCGCTAAGGATTGCCAATAAGTTATGCAATTCATTCCAATTTGCCTTTCGTTTCCGTATCCGTTTCCGTGCCGCTCAATTCCGCCGCTCAGCTAAAGCCAAGCAATTAAACCAATTAAAGCAGCGGAATCTTCGCGTATAGCCTGCCTGTTAAGCAGATGAAGGATTTTGCATTTTGCGCATTTAGTCGCTTTTATTCGCGTTTTACGGGCGAAAATAGCGGGCGGCCAATGCGCAAAGCGCACAATTTAGCCTGTTTTAGACTTTGTTTCCGTGTCGTTTCCGTGTTTCCGTGCTCGTTGCGCTCGCTTTGCCGCCGCCGCCTTGCTCGGCTTTTTGTGGCGCGGCCTTCCGCCTGTCTTGCCTGCCGCAATTTGTCTGCGCTCTTTTTTGTCGAGGCGATTGAACTGCTCGACGAAGGCGAACAGGCAGGTCGCAACCTTTTCGCCGGATTGCGTGCCACGAACAGCGAAATAGTCAATGCTGTCTTTTACGATTTGCGCGCCTTGCCGTGCAAGTTCGAGCGCGGCGGCGTTGTCCGGTCTGGTCATATTTTAAGCCTGCTGGCTCAGTCGGTGCTGAGTGACGACAGCCTCTGCTGCGCGACCACCGCTGGCTATCGGATTGTACATTACGGCGGCGAAACAATTCACCTCCGTTGAGTACGCCACTCTCGCCGCAGCAGCAGCGGCTGCGTTGTCGCCGATTGCGCCGTCATGTAGGATGCCGCCTTGCCCGCCGTACGCGGACTCTAAAAAAAGCGCGGCATCTTGCGCTTCTTGCAAGGACGCCTTGCTATCTACCCATAGCCGCAGGATGTAGACGGCTTTCTCCGCGTCCTCGCTGCGACTTGCAGCGCGTAGCTCTGCGCAATTAAGCGCGCAACGGAGAAAAGATTTGCGCCTGTCTGACCATGCCGGGCTGGGTGTGGGACTGGGTAATGCATGTTTCATATTGCTTCTAAGGGAAAGGGCGACCGGAGCCGCCCGCGTGTGGTTATTTTGTTTTGCGAATTTTGAGGATTTTAACGAGTGGCTCGCCGTCGCTGCCCCATCCGACAATAATGCCAGTCCCGCGAAACTGCTGGCGCTCAGTGATGCCGAAATGCCAGCCGACAAGTTTAGGTTCACTGTTAACGACTTCGTAAACGCTAACGCCTTCCTCACTTGTGCCTTCGCGGTGATTAGTGCTAACACCCGAGGCAGGAGGCTTGCCGAAGCGGGCAAATTCAATAACTTCGCCGATGCGGGCTTTCTTGCAATCAAGGCAAAGACTATAAACTTTTACGTCATCGCCTTTGCCCCAAGGATCGTTTGTTGAATAGTGGCCGCATTCGTGAAGGTTATAAATTGCCATTGCTTTACTTGCTGCGTTTCTATTTGCGTGGGCTAATTCCCAACCGCAAAAGCAGTATACTATCCTAGGTTTGTCCTGTCAACAGGAAAGCGAAAATAATTCGGCGGGTTTGTTTTTTTGATTGGCTAAGGCTTGCGCGTCGGCATCTGTCGCGTGCTTGGTGCTCGTTCGACCCGCGTAAAAGGCCAGCCATCACCAGCCCATAGCCACAGCCCGCGCCCGTATAGCCGCGCCTCAGATTGCGCCGTGTAATAGCTCAGTTCGTCGCCGTCGCTTACTTCATCCTGCCACGTCAATTCACGCAGCCACGCACGGCCACGCCGCAGCATTTCAAGTGCGACATCGGAGGGTTTGGCGGCGATAAACGAGCCGTTTTGCATAGGCCATTGCAGGCGCAGCGCGCAGACGAAACGCGGGCGCTCAAGATAGCGGCGCAAGTTTGCATCCCATTCCGTGACAAGCTCCGAACGCGAGCACGACACCTCGACAAATTGATTTTCGACAATTGAATTCAACGCAAGGGCTGAGTCTTGCGCAAGCTGAGCGGTGAGGTTTCCAGCCGCGTTGGGCGCTTCGATTCCCGCGATCCGCACATTGAACCATTGCGAATCGAGGCCTTCACGCGGCGTAAGGTGCAGCCATAGCGTATTGCCGGACGTGGCGGGCGGCATGCCCTCGGCAAGTACGGCATCAGGCACGGGGAAGGCTTGCACGATTTGCACGGGCGGCAGATTTTGGAACGTCAAAAGGCAAAAGAGAAAATAAAACATAGGGCACACTCCTTACCCAAATTATAAGCCGAATAAGGCCAGCTAATACAGATAAATACTTGCTATAAGCTGAGCTAATAGTTAAAATGTGCCTGTTGACACCTTGATTGCTCCTAATAAAGCGGTTGCCGTGCAGCGGTAAGGGCGACGGCAACCGCTAAAGTTTTCAGAGTCGGCGGCGGCGGATCGTGGGCAAGGGGTTGCTAGTTATCTTTTGTTCGTCGGCTCTGATTTGAAAATGCGTGCGGCAAAATTCGGCCTCGTGCCGTGTGGTGCAAGCGATGTCTTGTACCCTATACCGCAGCAGAATATGCGATGCGGCGGCGTGGATAGACACGCTCTTTGGCTGTTTTTGAGTTACGGGCGCAGAAGCCGAAAAGGAAAGCAAAGAGGCAGCATCGCTTCTTGCAAAGTACGAAGTAAGAGGCAAGCGCGGGGCGAGAGTCTTAAATGTGGTGACCATTAAAACACGTCCGGCAACGGAGACTATATCTGAACAGCAGATGCAAAAAGAACCGTAACGAGCAGGTTAGAATCCTGCCCGCATCGCATTAAAAGCACCTTTCGGCGTATCGGAGACGATGCGCGGCATTACTCACCGAATGCTCAATAACAGTTCTGAAAAGCGACTCTCGCAAGTGCATCCCGAATTAGCGCGGCGGGTTCGTTTAGCCATCACGGAATTGAACGGGCAAGAATTAAACATACAAGTTGTTCAAGGGCTGCGATCATTCGATGAGCAGAATGTGCTTTACGCGCAAGGCCGAACCGCGCCCGGTAAGATCGTCACGAACGCCAAGGGCGGATATTCAAACCACAACTTCGGCTTGGCTGTTGACCTTTGCCCATTCTTGAGCGACGGCAAGCCGCATTGGAGCGCGTCAGAAGGTACGTGGAAGGCCATAGGTAAAGCCGCAGAGCGCCAAGGGCTTGAATGGGGCGGGCGTTGGAAAACGTTCGTGGACAGGCCGCACGTCCAATTGCCGGGGCTTTCTGTAGCTGATTGCCGCGCACTCTACAGGCAGGGCGGGCTTCCGTTAGTTTGGGATCGTGCGACAAAGGCAAGGGCAGCGGCTGAAGGGGTAACAGAAGCGCCCGCTAAGTTGACGCCAAAAGGCTCAAGCGAAAGTATACAGACGGGACACAAAGCAACGCCCGTGCCAGCGCAAACCATTACCGTCACGAATCCCACAGGCCCAACAATCAGCGCGCAGGTAACCCCACTCCCGCAGGCTCCCAAAACTAACAGCCCGAATTCAGTAGGATTAGTCGGCAAGGCTTTGCTCGGTTATCGGATCACGCAAGCTTTGGCAGGCGGTTCAGCTTATGCGGCTATTTTCTGGCAGCAATACAAGACGCCGCTTTTACACTTCTTCGCGTTTTGCGCGGGTTTACTGTTGGCTTGGAATTTCAAGCCGCTAATCAAAAAGGAAATATCATGACGAAATTGAAAGCGATTCTTGCGGCCCTCGGTTTGGGCGCACTCGCAAGCGCAAACAGCTTGCTCGAACTGGTTGCACCGTTGCTCAACTTGCCGCCTTATTATTCGACGTTGCCGGGCTGGGGCAAGATCGTCGCGATCCTGCTTGGCGTCGGCGGCTTGGTTTTGGCGGCTGCGAAAACGAGCGAAAGCAATCCTGACGGCACGCCCGCCACTTCGGAGTGGAAGCCGTAATGGGCAAGCTCGCAATTCTCGGCAAGCTTTGGGGCTACGTGGTGCAATTCTTTGCCAAGCTGTACGGCGCAAAGATGGCGGAGGCCGATGCGAAATACGAAGAGGTGCGAAAGCATAACCTTGAGCTTGCCGTCTTGGTTGCCAAGAACGCGAGCGAAAAGGCCGATATGCAGCGCGAAATTGATGCGATGCGCGAAGCAAAGCAATCAATGTTTGAGGATTTAAGCGAAGCGCAGGGCATTATTGAGGGACTTGAACTTGAATTGTCTTATGCGAAAAAACGCATTGCTAATATGCCTGCTTCTGACGTGTGGGATGCGCGGCTTAGCCCAAACGCCACCCCTCCCATCATCAGCGGTGGCAACGCCTAACATTGAAACCGTGCGCCAATTGCCTGACGGTAATTGGTTGCTGCGCGTCAATGGCGAAGAGCGGCAGACAATCAACCTTGAGCAAAAGCGGCTGATGCTAACAACGCAGGCCGAGCGCGATTCGTTCGCGTTGCAGATTGCTGCGCTGAAAGATCAAGTCAAAGCGTTTGAGGCAATCAAGGCAATTGACGAAAAGATCACGGCCAACCAAGCGGCAATGATTGCAAGGCAGGACGCTTGGCTTGAGTCATCGGGCAAATTGGTTTTTGAATTGCAAGATGCGCTTGAGGCTTACCGCAAGGCCGCAAAGGTGGGCAAGATTGCAAACGCGTTGAACCATCCGGCGTGGAAGATCGGGGCGGCAATTGCGCCGTTTTTAATTGGCGTTTTTGTAAGGTAGAAGATTGACATTCGCGCCGCCGCAAAGGGGCTAAGCGGCGCGGGTAAACAGGGCGGGCGGTAATCACACGGGGGTGCGCGCCGTTCGCCTTGCAAATTTATAGGGGAAGGTGAATGGGAAGTGATTAGCAAAGATCAGGTGGCAGAGTTCGTGGCGTCTTTTGGATTGCCGTTAAGCGGTGGCGTAATTGGTGGGGCTTTCGCAAGCGTTGCCGATTTGAGCCACTTTTACGGCGCGGCATTGGGCGCAGTGGCGGGCCTGCTATCAGTCGGACTGCGCGGCTGGTTTCGGTTGAAAGAATTGCAGCAGCAGCACGAAACGGAAGCGATGAAGCTGCGCAATGACAGACTTGTGCGGAAGTTGAAAAAGGCAGGGATTGACCCTGATACGGAGTAGAGATGGAACCGGAAACGACAACAACTGCATTGATAAAAATTGAGCAGGTTACGCGATGGGTAATCACCTTGCCCGACGGCGCAAGGCTTGAAGGACTTGAGAAGCAAGACACTTGGAACGGGTTGACGAAATTTGCGCGAACGAATCCTGATGGCTCGGAGTCATGGGTTATCGCGGCCATGCCAAGCGCAATAGAGCAAGTTTTCATAACGCTTGGTTGGAGTACAGGTCAATATATGCCTGTGCTTTGTTCGACGGATTTGGTTAGACATTTGAAGCGCAAGATTTATTGACTTTGGCGCGGCGGTGCCGCGTTTGCGCCACACGAGACGGGGCGGGCGCTGTCCGGTGGGTGCCGATGCTGATGCGAGGACACGGCAGCGTTTGCCCCGTACATTTAGGAGAAAGAATTGAGCAACCTCACAAAGAAAGAAATCGCCAAGGCGCTATCTGAAATGCCGTCCGTTGATTTGCCCGTCACGAAAGTCGAGGACGTAATCAACGGGCTGATTGTCATCATTCGCAATGGCTTAATGGCAGGCAAAAGCGTTGAACTGCGCGGCTTGCTGAAAGCCACGATAGTCGAACGCGCAGCACGGCAAGGGCACAACCCGCGCACGGGTGAGAAGGTTGCAATCTCTGCCAAAAAGACTGTGACGATTAAAGCGGCAAAGGAATTGAAAGCGGCAGTCAACTAAACAATGAACGCAATCAAACGAGCGCGACAACAAGCGGATTCAATCCTAAGCAGGCACGAGATTTCATTCTGCGTGCTCGTGTTAAATGACGCGCTCGAATGCGATCTTGAGCGGCAGTACGGCTATGGATTGGTTGACATGTTCACAAGTGTCGCGTGGTGGGAGCGTATACGCTTTCGCCGCAAGCTCAAGGCGCTTTATCAAGACGCGCAGGTACGGGCATACATCAAGGCGCGAGTCACGGGGCAAGGCGTCGCAATAATCGAAGAATACAAAGCCCGCGAATGGCCGGAATACTTAGACCACATCTAAATGCAACCACCCCAAGCACTCGTTCAAGTTCAATACGCACCAGCCGAACAGCAAGAGCAGCGGTTCAGTCTGTTCGATGTGCCTGGATTCAACTATTCGCGCACGGGGCTGCAAATTGACCAAGACGTGCCATATGAGCAATGGGAGCGGTATGGCATGGGGTTGAAGTGGGCAAAAGATTCTATTGAATGGGCAATAGGCGACTGGATCAACTTCGGCGAAGCAGCGTATGGCGAAAAATATGCACAGGCAATAGCGATTACAGGCAAGGCGTATCAGACGTTGATGAATAACGCCTTTGTCGCGTCACGTTTCCCAATCTACCGACGTCGGGAGAATCTTGCTTTTGATATTTATTCATCTATTGCGCCGCTACAGCCGGATGAGCAAGACAAGATTCTTGACGAAGCGGAAGCGACGGACGCGTCTGTTCGTGAAGTGCGCCTACTCGTAAAGCTCCACAAGGCTGAAAAGCAAGCGAAGCGCAGCGGCAAATTCTTTGACGCAAACATTGAAGCAGCGCGCATCTTTTGGGAACGGCTAAGGCCGCAGATTGAAGAATTCCAACAGATATTTCCACCCGCAGCGCTTCACGTCCCAACGTTCCTCGATGACGTAAACGAGGCGCTGGATATGTCATTCAATGACCCGCCGCAATTCATCCTTGAAGCGTTGGAGCAACAGCCGCGCACGACGCAAGAGCTTTTGAAAGCTACGGGTTATTGCCGCGATACGTTGGAAGCGTTGTTAAAAGAGCTTGAGGCAGCGGGCAGCATTGCGGAGTTGTCGCAAGGGCAAGTCACAGAAATGGCACGCGGAGCAGTGCAAACCGTTTGGGTGTGCGTGGAAGGATAAAACGATGAAAGACGGCGAACTTATAGCCCGTTTTGGCGAAGTGGAAGGCGCACCGCAAAGAGCGTGCAATTTAATGCTCAAAGTTTGCGCAGACTCACCGGACGAAGTGATTAAAGCGCTCAATGCGATGGCTTTTGAGATAGGCGCAGGGCGCGCAACGCATGGCATGAGTTGCGGATGGGGCAGCGCTTACAGTTATGTTTTTACTGCGCAGAACGGCCCAACGCACGACGAATATTTTGAGCAAGCTGAAAAGTTCTTGGCAAGTAGATCGCAAGGGCAACGCGTTGGCTCATTTGTGGAGGCGTAGGAGTGGCGACGAAAGCGAAGGCGACAACGCGCAGCCCACACAAAGGCAAGGCGCACGACGATTCAACGCGGGCGGCTGTGATGGCTGCATTGCTGGCTGGGCAAGGTGTAAGCGAAGTTGCGCGGCAGTTCAAGCTTTCAAAGTCGGTTGTCTCGCGAATGAAATCAGAGATTTCAAAAGGCGAGTTGGAACAAGTTGGAACCAAAAAGCAAATAGAGTTCGGTGAAAAGCTTGGCGACTACTTATCAAAAACGCTTGATGCGTTAGCGGTTCAAGCTGAGTTATTTGGGGATGAAACATACCTTCGTGGACAACCAGTATCCGACCTTGCGGTGCTTCACGGGATTCAAGCCGATAAAGCGGTTCGCCTTCTCGAAGCCATTGAGCGCGCAAACGGCGTCGAAGAAAACCAATAAGCCGCTCAGCTTTCGGCAGTTCATCGCCATAGCTGCACCGAAATTCAAATTCTACCGACACTGTGACGCGCTCATTGACGTTCTGCAAAAAGTGGCAGACGGCGAGATCAAGCGCCTGATGGTTTTCGAGCCGCCACGCCACGGCAAGAGCGAACTCGTTTCTCGGCTATTCTCAGCCTATTTCCTTTATCTGTACCCACATCGTTTCGTTGGACTTTCCAGCTATTCGGCTGACCTTGCCTATACGCTCTCACGCGCCAGCCGTGAAAACTACCTTGCGGCGGTTGGCTCACTCAGCGACCAAGCCAGTGCTGTGAAGCAATGGGAAACAGGGCACGGCGGCGGCTTGTGGGCATCGGGCGCGGGCGGGCCTGCAACGGGTAAGGGCGCGCATCTTTTGATCGTGGACGATCCAATCAAAAACGCAGAAGACGCCGCGTCTGACACGATCCGGCTCAAGCTCCAAGAGTGGTGGAATTCAACGTGGTACACACGCGAAGAGCCGTGGACGGATGGCGACCCAAACGGCGCGATGATTCTTGTGCAAACACGCTGGCACGAGGACGACCTTGCAGGCTGGTTGATCGAGCAAGAGCGGCAAGCAGAAGACGAAGACGACCGCGAACGCTGGCACATCGTCAACCTGCCGGCCATTGCAGAGGAAGCGGACGCCGAACAATTCCCTGAAAGTTGCACGGTTGAACCGGACTGGCGCAGCCCGGGTGAAGCGCTTTGTCCCGAACGCAGGCCAATCGAAAAGCTGAAACGCATAGCCAAGCGCATTGGCGGGTACTTTTGGGACGCGCTGTTTCAGCAAAGACCAACAGCCAAAGAAGGCGAGTTTTTCAAAGTCGGACAATTTCAGATCGTGGACGCGTTGCCCGCAAGCCTTATCAGGTGCCGTGCGTGGGATTTGGCCGGCACAGAAGGCGGCACAGGTGCGCGCACGGTTGGCGTAGGTATCGGCAAGGATGCAACGACAGGGCTTTGGTACGTTTGGGGCTGCCACGGCGGGCGTTGGTCATCTGAGGAAGTCGAAACGCAAATCAAGAACACGGCGATGCTCGACGGGCAGCGCGTCAAGATTCATTTACCGCAAGACCCTGGGCAAGCTGGCAAGGGGCAAGCCCGGCAACTTGTGCGCTTGTTGGCAGGCTTCACGGTGAAAGCTGAGCCTGTGACGGGCAGTAAAGAGACGCGAGCCACGTCATACAGCGCGCAGGTGAACGCGGGCAATTTTCGGCTTTTGCGCGCCGAATGGAACAAATCGTTTATTGAAGTGCATCGGCAATTTCCACGCGGCAAGATCAAGGACGAAGTGGACGCGGCGGCAGATGGATTCAACGAATTAGCTTTGGGCGGCAACGGTGCGCGCATGATCAACATTGAGCGCGGCTAGCACCTCCGCGAAAATTATTTTCCTTATTGTCATACGCTCAACCTATGGCTACTGACGCGAAAGACAAACCAAACTACAAGCTGCCCGCTTACGAAGAGCAATTGCCCGCGATGAACGTTATGCGCGATGTGCTCGGCGGATCCGAGGCCGTGCGCGCAAAGGGCGAAACATATCTGCCCAAAGGCCCGCTCGAATTGCCGGAATCTTTCGCGGCGCGATTGGCTGCGGCTGCGCTGTTCCCGGCGACCAAGCGCACTTGGACGGGGTTTCTCGGCTTGCTGTTCAAGGATGAACCGACGCTTGGCGAAGATGTGCCGCAATCCATTGCAGGCACGGAAGGCGACGGCGAGACGGTCGAAGGGCTGAAAGAAAACATTGACCTGCAAGGCAATAGCTTGACCGAGTTCGTCAAGGAAACGGCAGGCAATGCGCTACGCGATGGGCACGCGGCAATCGTGGTTGAAATGCCGCCTGCGGTCGTGCGTGAAGACGGACAGCCCGCGACGTTGGAAGATGAGCGACGGGCAGGCTTGCGGCCGTATTGGGTAATGTATGACAAAAAGCAAATCATTAACCCGCAGTACGAAGTGCGCGACGGCAAGACCGTGCTTTCAATGGTCGTCTTGGAAGAGCACACGATGGAGCCTGACGGCGCGTTCGGATCAAAAGCTATAGAGCGCTATCGGGTCTATCGTGACGTGAATGGCACAATTACTTCGCAAGTATTCACAGAAACGGAAGGCGAAGGCAGCGAAAAAGAGTTTATCGCTGGGCCGGAAGTGCGCATCGCTAATCAAGACGAAATCCCTATCAGCCCAATGTATGCGCGCAAGACGGGGCGCTTCAAATCTGAGCCGCCTTTGCTTGGAATGGCAGAGGAAAATCTAAGGCATTATCGCCTGCGTTCAACGCTTGAAAAGCTGTTGATGCACTCGTTTCCTGTGACGATCTCAAAAGGCGATTTGCGAGAGCTTGGCGTACCAGAAGGCTCGAATCAAAACCTACGCTTTTCGCCCGAAGCTGTATTGACGCTGCCTGATACGCCAGAAGCGACCGCGTTTCTACTTGAGCCAAAGGGAACAGGCATTGCGCCGCTACAAGCTGAAATCAAAGAGTGCGAAAGCCGTATGGCGCGTCTCGGTCTTTCGTTACTTGAGCCTGCGCAGCAAAGCGGCAAAACGAACACGGAAGCCGCGACGGATGAAATGGAAGAACAAAGCGAGCTTGATTTCTTCCGCGAATCAATCAAGGACTGCGTTGAACGTGCGTTGATGTTCACGGCCAAATTCATTGGCGAGCCAACGGGCGGCAGTTATGAATTGAAATCGGCAATGGCGAAGCGCAAATTTACGCCCGCGAAACTTGCAGCGTTCTCGCAGATGGTAACCGATAGGCAATTCCCGTTGCGTGACTTCTTGCTGATGCTCGTTGAATCGGGCGAGGCGCAAGAGACGTTCGACGTTGACAAGGCGCTGGTTGTACTTGAGAACGCAGCAACGAAAGCGGCGGAACGTCAACGCGGCATTTTTGACGCAGGCTTTACGCCGGGGGCTTAAAGTGCGGTAAGATTGGCGCGGAGGAACCAACTATGTTTACTTTTGGAGCGCATTGCAAATTATCCGATCCGCCAAAGCTGCCATTTTGGGTGCGGTGGATTTCGGGAGCACCGCGCAATGCCGAAAAGCCTGTAAATATTGGCGGGCTTGCGCGATTGCTGCGAAAATTTATAAATGCCTGACATCTACCAAATAGCCGAACAGCACCGACGCCAATTGCTCGCACGCGATGAGGCGGCACGCGCACGCATCGCGGCGTCCTATGAGCAAACACGCGCACGCCTTGAACAACTTGCAGCCGAAGTTGCGCAGCGCATCGCCACAGCCAAAGAGAACGGGGAAACGATCAGCCGCGCTTGGCTCTATCGGCAGGAAAGATACAAAGCCTTAATTGCGCAAGTTGAACGTGAAATTGACCAATGGACGCGGCAGATTGTCGCGCCCATGGTCGAGTTTGGGCAAGGGCAGGCCGCATCACTTGCGACGATCCATGCACGCGATTTGATTATTGAAAGCCAGCCGCTTGATGTAACCCTAAACATTCGCCGCTCTGCTTTTGGTCGTTTGCCAGTTGGCGCAATCGAAAACCTTGTGGGCTTTACCGCCGGCGGCTCGCCATTGTCGGCGCTGTTGAATGGCTACGGCGCGACGAGTGCTGACTTGGTTACGCAAGCGTTGATTGCAAATCTCGCATCGGGCAGAGGCCCGCGTGTGGCAGCGCGTGAGATTGCGAAGATTTTGGATCAACCACGCTGGCAGGCTGAAAGATTGGCGCGCACTGAGATGTTGCGGAGTTATCGCGAGACAACTTTAGAAAATTACAAGGCGAATGGGATTGGGCAATGGGAATGGCTTTGTTCAAGATCACCTAGAACTTGCGCCGCATGTTTGTCGCAAGATGGCGAATTGTTTCCGGCTACAACGCCTATGGCCTCTCACCCCAACTGCCGCTGCGTTCCAATTCCAGTTATCGGCAATCGCCGCACGCGGCAGACTGGTGCCGAATGGTTCGCGCTGCAATCCGATGAATTGCAAAACAACACGCTCGGCAAGGCCAATGCTGAGTTGTACCGCAGCGGGGAAGCCGGCCTTGCGGATTTCGTTGCATTGAAACGCTCTGAGAAGTGGGGCGACAGCTACGTGCAGACGGGGTTTAATCGGTAGGCTTGCTCACGCTTTCCCGCCTTCCGATCTTGGCAGCTTGTAATCAATGCCGCGCCGGATCGCGCTTAGCTGCTCTTGCTTTTGCGGGTGGCCCATAATTTCGTGGTCTTTGCCTGTGATTTGTCGGTAAATCCCGTTGGCCGCTTCGCGGTGCTCCCATCGCGTGCCGATTGCGCCAAGTCCGTCGTTAATTTCCGAATTTAGCCAGCGCAAAAGCAGTTCTTGTTGCTCAGTTGTGAGTGTAATTTGTATTTGATTGCTCATAGGTTTGCCTTTCTAGCCCATTCTACCAGTCCTAGTCCATCACGCCAAAAATAAAAAAATCTCTTTCCTTACTATCCGCGCTCGTTAGGCAGGATGCCTAGCCAAAACCAAACCAACTGAGGGAGTCAGTTACCAATGCCAGTAGAACAAATCTTTGACACGAAAGAAGCAGCGCCGGAATTCCTGCGCGACCATTTAACGGAAACAGACGGGAAGTTTGTTTTTCGTGCCGAGCTTTCCAACGAAACCGCCGGATTGAAATCCGCGCTCAAAGCCGAACGCGACGCAAAAAGCGCGCTCGAAAAGTCTTTGAAAGGCTACGAAGGAATTGACGCCACCAAAGCCCGCGAACTGCTCACGCAGCAGCAAAAGGCCGAGGAAGACAAGGCGAAAGCAAACGGCGAATGGGAAAACTGGAAAGCGCAAATGCAGGCAACCCACGAAGCCGAGAAGCGAGCGCTTGAGGACAAGCTGAGACAGGCCGAGACGGATTACGAAACGGAATTCGTTGACGCAAAGGTCACGGCGGAAATCGCAAACGCAAAAGGCCGCCCGCGACTGTTAAAGCCTTGGCTGGGCGCGAAGTCGGTTCTTGAAAATGGGCAGCGTGCAATTCGCATTTATGACGATAAGGGCAACCTTCGTTACGGCAAAGACGGCGCGCCAATGACGGTAAGTGAACGACTGGCAGAGATGAAAGCTGACCCCGAATTTATGGTTGCGTTTGAGGGATCAGGCGCAGGCGGCAACGGGGCGCACAACACGCCAAACAGCAGCAATACGGGTGCAAAGACAATCACTCGTACAGCACTAGACCAATTATCACCGAACGACCGTTCGGCTTTCTTTAGAGACGGCGGCAAGGTTTCGGATTAACCAAATAGAGGACATTCACAATGGCGAATACAATTTCCGCAATCCTCCCAACTATTTACGAAGCCGCTGATATTGTGGCGCGTGAGTTAGTCGGGTTTATTCCTGCCGTTTACAAGAATTCAACCGCCGAACGAGCGGCGAAAGATCAAACCATCACTTATCCGGTTGTTGGCGCAATGGCTGCGGCTGATGTGACGCCCGCCGCAACGAGTTCGAGCGGCACTGATCGCACGATTGGCTCCGGCTCAATGACGATCAGCAAAAGCCGCAAGGTCACGTTCAATTGGACAGGTGAAGAGCAAACCGCGCTCAGCAATGGCGACAAATCGCAATACGGCAACGTCGTGCGCGATCAGTTTGCGCAAGCTTTCCGCACCTTGACCAACGAAATTGAGGCCGACTTGTGGGCTGCGGCTTACAAAGGCAGTTCGCGTGCTTACGGCACAGCGGGAACCACGCCTTTTGGCACGGCTGGCGATTTGTCCGACTTTGCGGGCGTTCGCCAAATTCTTGATGACAACGGCACGCCGAAAAGCGATTTGCATTTGGTTGTGGGCAGCGCGGCAATGGCAAAGCTGCGAGGCATTCAATCGGTACTGTTCAAGGTCAATGAGTCGGGCACGAGCGATTTCTTGCGCAATGGCGTTCTTGGTCAAGTCATGGGCTTGAATATCCATGATAGCTATCCCATCGGCGTGCATACGAAAGGCAGCGGCGCAAGCTACTTGCTCAATGGCGCTTTAGCCGTCGGTAGCACTTCCTGCACCGTTGACACTGGCTCTGGCACGATCTTGGCGGGCGACATCGTGACGTTTGCGGGCACTTCGACTAAGTACGTCGTTAATTCGGCCTTGGCTTCCAACGTGTTCACTATCGGCACTCCTGGCTCACTCGCCATCGAGGCCGACAATGACGCTGTGACGGTTGGCAATAACTACACGCCGAACGTTGCCTTCCACCGCAACGCGTTGCACTTGATTACGCGTGCGCCCGCGATGCCTGCGGGTGGCGATAGCGCGGATGACGTTTACATGTTCACTGATCCGGTAAGCGGCATTTCGTTTGAAATCGCGCTGTACCGTCAGTATCGCCAGTTGACCTATGAGGTTGCGGCGGCTTGGGGCGTTGACGCGGTGAAACCTGATTTCATTGCCACCTTGATTGGCTAAACCTACGGGCGGGCGTGAAAGCGCCCGCCCTTTATTCCTTCTGCGAATCCTATGGAAATCCCAACAATTTCAGTGACGAGCGTTGATCCTGCCTATCACGGCGGCGAAGCGTTCACGATTAACGAAAGCGACTTCGACCCGGCGCAGCATAAGCGCGTGGACGAAGCCGAAAAGGCAGAGGCGGCAAAGCCTGTTAGCAAAGCTAAGAAGTAAATGGCAATCACGCTCATCACCACAGTTGGCGGCAGCACGTCGGACAGCTACGCGAGCGCCGATGAATTCGACACGTTTCTAAAGCGGCGTCGGAATGGTGATGACGTGTTGAATATGAGTCCTGATAAGAAAGCGCAAGGCCTATTGGAAGCGATGACGTTTCTTGCGCCGCTGCATTGGCCGGGTTCAGTTGTTTCAGCAACGCAGGCATTGGCGCATCCGCGCTATGGCTTGCCGAAGCCGAACAGCGAAAGCTTGGATTATTACTCGGAAAGCAGTCAAAGCAATCTCCCGATTTATTACGAAAGCACAGAGATTGCACCGCCTGTCAAAAACGCTCAATGCGAACTGGCGTATTTGATCTTGAGCGAGCAATTCAACACAGACGAAAGCGAGTCGGCGGCAATTCAAAGCTTTTCGGCTGACGGCGTTTCGGTCAACTACGCCACAGGTGCGCGCACGCGCTCAAAGTCCGGTCAATTGCCGCCCTCGGTTGGGCGCATTCTTGCGGGCCTCGTGATGGGCACGCAATTCAGGTTGGGCTAATGGCAACGCCTTTGCTGAGCAAGAACGTGCTGAACACGATGCGCCGCGCACTGTACGGGCGCACGGCAGTTCTGCGGCTTTATCGCTTGCCGACGGGCGCGGAGCCTGAGTTATTGGCAACGATTACTGATGGTTGGTACGTGCAACGGCAGGCGTACACGAAGGGCAACGAATCGGAGCCGAAACAGAGCCTTTTGCACTTGGCAAAGCTTGCGGTAGCAGAGGCGGAATTGCACGAGGCGTCACGGGCAGAGATTGACGCGAACGGCGAAACGTTCACGTTTAACTTTTCGGACGTTGCACCAATGCAGCAACTAGGCTCGGGCTACATCGTGCCGCTTCTGCAAGTGAGCGCGACGACGGACTAGGGCGATGGAAGTCACGATCACTGTTGACCAAAACGCAATTGATAGCCTCATCCGCGAAGCGGCTGGCTCGTTGATAAAAGAAGTCACGTTCGGCATCGAAAGAGAAATGAAGCTTTCGTTTGCTGAACCGAAAAGCGGCAACGTGCGCCGCAGTGATGGGCACATCGCGTCGGCACGCGGGGAAGCGCCC